TCAAATTTTTCTTTCAAGTAAAATAAATTCTCGACCTTCGTTCGTTTCAATCCACTTCTCAAGGGAGCTTTCTCTAACAACATATCTATTCCCCACCTTAATCGAAGGAAAGCCTTTTTGTCTAACCATTTTATATGCAGTGTTTTTACTGACACCAAAAATTTCCATAATATCCTTTGGAGTAAGCATTGGTTTCATATGAACACCTACCTAACTAATATTAAATTGTTATTATCTATATTTACTTTTCAATCAATTTCAATACGCTTTTTAGCGTTGCTTTCTTACCGTTCAACTTAAATTCATACCCATTTTTGTTCATGCTTTTAAGCTGGCTTTCCGTTGGCAAACAACTTGTATCACTACACATAAATTTGCCTTGTCCGTCTTTATAAACCTCAAACAACATTCAATCCATTCCTTTCTCTATCCTCTTTAATAGCATCCATTTTATCCTCTCGGTCAATGTAATCCACAATTAGTTGTACAGCTTTATCGTACCCCTTTTGGTTGCCTTTGATAATTTCATATGGGATATTCTTTTCGATTAGCATTGATTCAATTCGTGTACCTATATTATTTGCTTCAATTTCGGTTTGTAATCTGCCATTTGGATTATATTTTTTAACAGGCTTAACAAAGAAGTTTAAGTTATCAAAGAGAGAACTAAACGCTTCGGCGGTATCGTTTACACACTTTTCAATAGATTTTGAGGGGTAAAAACCACACTTTTCAAATGAGTTATAAATTTCGGTCAATAGGATTGGCGAGTCAGTTACAATTACTCTAACCTGATTTCTCAGTCTCCAAAATCTTTGTGAGTGTAAACCAAGTATATATAATTGGTTAGTTAAGGCAGTATCATTATGCTCCCATACTATATCTTTAGCCGTTTCAGTGACAAGTTCCGTGTCAATACCCCTCATTTTTAACTGACTAAATATATAAGCAGCCCCTGTGGATTTACCACAGGAGGGCTGACCATAAAGATTAACTACAATCGTTTGTTTATTCATTCAATTCTCCCGACCTTTCCCATTCGATAACTTTCCACAAGTTAGCAATTTCGGCAATGCTTACTTCTTTATTGTCAATTTCTACAATTGTATTTCTTTGACCACAATCTGTCTCCCAAACCCAATAGGATATCCAAGTATCACCGTATTCATCAGGCTTAAGGTTTAAACCTTTTTCGAGACAGTCAATCAACTCATCTTCCATAGTTACACCATGATATGCAAATGGCGATACATATTCTAAAACCAAATCACTATACTCATCACCAAGATTCAAAATCTTATCTTCAAGTTCATGGATTCTTTGAATTTTGGTAAGATATCTTTCAAAATCATTATATGTAATCACAGTTATTCCTCCTTACTGCTTGCCTGTTGAGCCAAAGCCGCCACGACTTTTTGTATCAAGACATTCTACTTCTGTAAACTCAAAATCAGGCTGTTTCTGTGTGATGCGAAACTGACAAATTCTATCGTTCTTATGTATGGTTGTATCTCTCATTGCAATTACGGGCATACCCCATTGGTCGTTATCACCCGAATAGGAGTTGTCAATTACTCCTATGTGGTTTGTCTGAATAATGCCATAATTTTTGTAAGTGCTACTTCTTGGCACAATGTGAGCTTCATAGCCAAACGGTAACTTCATTCCTACTCCGAGTGGAATAATAGTAAACTCACCCTTTTTGAGTGTAACATCAATAGCTGACCTTAAATCAACCCAATCTCCGTTTGGAATTTGCTTAATCTTTTCGATGTTTGTAAAGTATTTAATTTTAATTTCCATATTTAACTCTCCTTAATTATTTTTTATCACTCATTACTTGACCGATTGCTGAAAGTAAAGTTGCTACCGCAGTCACAATAGAAAAACTCCATGCAATAATAAAGCATCCATCAGGTACTATAATTCCATTTGCGTTCAATAAATAAAGTGATATAAGGCAAATTACCATTCCCATATATTCGTTATCCTTTCCGTGTTAATCAATCACATCCACATAGTTATACAAAATATGCTTTTGCTTTTCTGAATCCGAACCAAATATAACATCAAGGTGATAATGTCCCATATACCAATGTTCATAATCCAACTTGTTATCAATGTACTGTAGGTATTCGGTTAAAGTGTCCGGACTGTACCCCACATTGATACAACTGGCGATAAATTCGGTTGGAGCACAGTGCGTAATTACACAATCCACCTTCCAGTTATACTTATCAAGATTTGCCAACCCTTCCTGCATTTCGGCTTCATTGGGTAGTTCTTCTTCCCACCAGTCAACATTCTTTGTGCGATACTGTATATCGTGGCTCGATGCACCGCCCATTGTAAAAAATGTTTTGCCATCAATTTCAAACACTTGTCCACGCATTAGATGATAAATATTATCTTCAATCTGATGTACCTTTCCACTCCACTTTTTAGTTATAGGGTAACGATTCAGCAAGGGAAAGTTTTCGTGGTTTCCATCTACAAACAAGGTTGTCCACGGTTTGTTATTAAGCCAATCTCGCCAATACATTTCAGAATTTCCATTATTCCACACTAAGCCAAAGTCACCACAAATAATTAGGTAATCATCTCGTGTTAGATTGTTACCCATTGGAAATCGTTTAGAACTCAGTTTGTGTATGTCATATTCACCATGCAAATCACCAGTAATGTAAAACATATATTTCACCTCTTTCCTTTTAAATCCTAAATTTTATTCTTCCCACCATGGTTTGCATGATATTTTTAATCCACTTGTTAATGTTTGAATCATTTGTAAAATATCATTATTGTCAAATACTGCAAATAAATCTGTATCTCTGTATTCCCCAATACTCCAATCGAAATCAAACACCTCTCCATCTTGAGGGATTATACATTTTGCACCAAAATCGCCGTCAGTCACCATAAGTTCTGAAGTTAGCACATCTGGTGTATATCCTGCAAAAACAATACCTCCGTCTGGAAATTGTGCTATTAACGATTTCAACTCACTTTTTGATAAAACTTTCATTCTTCCACCGCCATATATGTTTCCTCAAAGATATCCTGTCTACAAGGATAAATCTCACCTCTGACATCCTGAACTATGTAGCTATTTAAGTCACACTTCATTTCACCTTTAAGTGTATGAATATATAAACTTCCATCATCTTTAAAATAAAGCAAACCGTCTTTATACGCTTTAATTGCCCATATAGGAATAGTGAAGTCTCCTTTATACTGAAAGGCTTCAATCGGCATTGCTTTCTTAATGTATTTCATATATATCTCCTTAAAAATGACTTCCTATCTGCATACCCCACATAATACCAAAATCTACAAGTACAATAAAGTATGTGTACCAATAAATATTTTGTAATGCCTTTTTGTTTGGATATGTAGTCTTATGTTCGTAAACAGCAGCACCTATGTTAAGTGCTACACATACCAGTAGCACTATAATTGTTATCATATTAGCAATAATTCGCATATCATTCTCCTTTTAGTTAATCCATTTAACAATTGTGTTTCCTTTATATCCCTTTTGCCACACATACCAAGCATAAGCTACAGCACTACCACCACCTGCTCGCATTTTATCAAATTCTCCATTTTTGGCACACAAAAGTCTTGAACTCGATACATAAATTGTTTGTGGCGGATTAGTGTCAAATAATTTTCTTCGTTTTTTGCCCTCAAGAAATTGCAGTTTAAGAAACATTGCTACTTTGTTGCCTTCTGTAACTGTATCTAACGCTTTTTCTACAAATTCATAAGCGTATTTATAAGGTGGGTTTGTAATAATACTGCCGTTCCACGAATTAGGTTTTGATTCTGTTAAAAAATCGAATGTTTCTGACATTCCTCCGTCACGGTAAATCAAATCTGTTGACTTAACATTGTAACCGTGAGCCTCAAATACTTTAGACAAATGGCATTCTCCACAAGCACATTCCCAAATGTCAGTAGCGAAATCTTCTACTTGAAGTAGAAGTTCAGCAGCTTTAGGTTCTATGGCATAATAATCATTTGTTTCTCTTACTTTGTCTGTATGGTTAGAAGCACCTAATGTTGTATAAATGCTTTTACCATTTCCTGTCCAATCTTTCAAACAATCTCTCCTTTTAAATATTTAACATAAGTTTTTAATGTGTTTTCAAAAAATCTATCCCATTCGTTTGATAAATTGTATATGTTTGATTTCTTCATCAAGTCAGTGTTCAAAAACATATCTTCAACAAAAACAACTGGTGGTATTTTATCGACCAACACAAAATTCTTTATATTGCGAAACACAATCCAAGCTTCATTTCTTAACACAATACTTCCCCAACTGTCAGGATACATAAATTTATCTAAGTAATTTTTGTCGCAATTAAAATATTTCTGTAATCTGTATGTAAGCGGTGTACCTATGTCTTTAGGAGTAGGTTTATGCGATTTAGAAAAGAAATCCCTATGCTTTATCCATAAGTCATTGTCCTTTACAAAACAATGACACTTGCATTTATTCGGTATAAAATCAACAATAAAACTCGATTTAATACCTTTTAATTCTACTGGCTTAACAAGTTTTGGTTCTCCGTATAACCTATATGAATAAATTTCGCAATAAGGCGAGCCGGAAAAGTATTTTTCACAAACTTTCTGTGGTGTTGACATTTCATATGTACAAGGTAACACTTTACAATCATTAGAAACGAACTGATAGTCGGTATAATCAAAATAACTGTCATCATTACAGTCTTTAATCAAACGAAATCTCAAAAACCCATATGCTGTATCTGTTTTGTACCACTCACGATCACAATTATTGTTTCGATGTTGAATGCCTTCTAACATTGCATTTTTCAGCATTTTGTTAATATACGATAAGTAGTCCCTATTCTCATAAAGTGTTACATTCTCAACGACTTCATCTTTAAAATAAGTTATTGCATCCGTTTCGGTTTTGGCATACACGATTGGTTCATACTCTTTATCTTTTAGTTTTAATTTCCATCGTCTCATTGATTGCTATTAAATGTCGAGTTCCCTTTCTGACAGAATTTCTCTTGCTAATCTCATTGCGGAACTGTGAGCGAATTTACCAAAGTCGTGACCAACCATTTCAACAACATCTTTTTCTTCTTTAAGACAATCATAATAAATGTCTTTTCCAATATTTTTAGCAATTATTCCCATTTCTGTATTGCTCCAATTTTCAGGTATAACTCCATTATCAACCATTTTATGTATAAGTTTACGAACTCTTGCTTTAGTAACAACCGTGCTTACTAAACGCTGATTCTCCGCTTTTTTGGCTAATGCGTCTGTGTCAACCATATGACTTTGTTTGTGTCCTTTCGTTTCACAAAACTGTTCACATACAAGCTTCACATAAAACGGCAATCTTGTGTTTGGATTATTTAAAGTTGTTTGGTTTTTTACAACTACACCTTCTCCGTATTCGCCACCCATTTGTGTTTTACCGATATAAGATTTCACATCGTCCCAACTCGTAAACCTACCTTTGTAAAAAACAGGAACAAATGTGAGATTAAGTTCTTTTACAATTTTTTCTGTTTCTGTTTGTTTTAAATACTGTTGTGTGTTGGTATCATATACATCATAACAATATGCTTTGTGGTATTTGTTGTCAGGATATTTTACAGTATGGGGTACAAGCCACTCCATAAACAATATAAGATTACTCCCCAATACCGTTTTAATTAATTCTTTATCAAGTGTTTGAGACCAATTCCAAGCCCCTCTTAGAGTGTTGGTTTCGTCCAATTCCTTTCTACGACTAAACGCTTTGATGCTATCACTTTCGGCATCGTAACGAATTGAAAAGTTCGCTCCATCAATTTTCTCTTGAATTACAATTTCATCACCTTCCGAAAACGCATCTAAATAATTAGGTTTAAGTCTCTCAATATCTAAATAATGCTTCTGCTGTATAATAATCAATCCTTTCTCGGTTTTCTTCCACAACTGTATTTCTCAGGGCAATATCCAAGTGTTTCACATTTCGGTTGCATAACCATAGGAATTAGTGTTGCCCACTCTTCCGAATAGAGTTTTAACTGCTTTATGTATTCGTTAAAGAGTTCTCTATACTCCCAATATGCTCTCGAACACATTCTCTGTTCTGCCATACTAATAACATTTCTGACATTTCGCTTGTCTACAATTTTAGTCGCCATACCCAACGGAAGTAACATTGCGGCATCCTCTCTCTTGACACCACTTTCTTCAAGATTTTGAAGTGTTTGGCTTATAGTGTCAATAGCGTTGTTGTACCAAGCTTTCTGTTCTTCGGTCTGTACTGTTTTGGGAATTATGTATTCAAAGTTATTGTAGTTGACATATCTTGTGCTACTTTGAAGTCGTGTAGGACTGCCACCAATATGTGTATACCATTCCCTAATTACTCTTGCTGAGTAACCTTCAATAATTGCTTCAATGTTTACAAATTCAAACACTCTACCGTGATTAGACTTAATACAATCAAGACCTCGTTTGTAGTTTTTTTCGCTGTCTGTAATATCTGCTCCCCAACATATACCTGCTCGTCTACCCATTAACGAAATTGGATCAATGGTTGTTTCTGGTAAGATTGTGATTTTACCCATTTAGTTTTCCTTTCTATGTATTTTTTATCAAAACAAATTACATCCTTGTTCTATAAATTCAACATTTTTTTGCCTGTACTCTTCGACAGCTATACCAAATTGTTTGCAAAAACATTTAGCACATAAAACTTCTCTATTATCTGGTTTATTCTCAAAGCGACCACATAACTTATAAAACATAGCAATTTTGTTTTCTTTCATTACACAACCACAATTTCCACAAACTTTATTAAAATATTTTTTAGCCATATTTTCTGAGAGTCCTTTAAGTTCGGCATACCATCTCACATTTTCTTCGGTTGGCTGCTTTTTTAGAAAAGCAGTGTTTTTACATACAGGTCTTTTCCAAGCTCCATTCACCCATTCTTGCTTGGTGTACCCTAACCTTTTACCTGTGGCTATATCATACTGTTGCTGTGCAGCCTTAACAAACCATTCATATTGATGTGGCTGATGTATTTTTATTAACTCATCTTCATAGTTTGAAGAATAAGGACAGATTACACATCCAACTCTATTTGCACCATTTAAGTATCTCTGGTTAATTGGTAGATTCTTTATCATCAGGAGTAGCCACACATCTATATTTTGTAAATCTATAATCGGAGCTAATTTAATCCATTTTTTTGGAAAACACGAAGAACCAAATAAAGATTTATTAAAATCATAATCCATAAAAAATTCATATTTTGCTCGCTTAGTGCTTTCAAACTTTCTAACACCTAATATCTGTGCAATTTCTGCTTCTTTGTCAAATACCTTTTGTGCTTGTCCTTCTTTATATACGGAACAACAGGAGCGTCTGAATATTGAAGGTAGCATGTAATTCTTATTTTGTATCCATTGTCTCCATCCTGTTTTGGGATTTACAATCCTAATCTTGGGGATTTGCTTAATTCTTTTATATACATCTGCTGTTTCGTTTGAAGTATTGAAAAATACAAATTCATAATCAGGTGCAAAACCAATAATATCTAACATATCATTCCAAATAGCCATTGTGAGTTCACTATCTTTACCACCTGAATGATTTATCTTATATATCTTTTGGGGATTGTTTTTTACATAATCAGATAGTCTGTCTACACATTTATTATATAAATTATTTACTCGTTCTTTTTCACGCTCTAATGTATCTTCCAGAGACACAGGGGTGTAGTTTTTAAATAAAGACCTGTTGTCTTTTATTACAGAAAATTTTCCTCCATTTTCAACTTTAAATTTCAGTAAATAATCTGAAGAATATAAATCTACCCAAACAGTTTTTGTATCGCCACCATATATCCAACACGCATCTGGAAGAGGTGCAATTTGAGGTAATCGTGATTCGATAAACTTTTTTTCTTCGGCAAAAATTGGCTTTGCTTTATATCTGTTAGTTGCTATCTCTGTTGATTGTTTTATTTTACTCATTACATCATCCTCTCTATATCTGATAAGTTGGAAATAATAATTGTGTTCGTGTCTTTATTATGTATAACTTTGGCATCGGTGTCTAAATGCAAGATTAGAGATTTACTTTTTGCTCTATAAGGATGAAGAATAATCTGTGTAACAGTATCGGCAAATAACTTAAAACGAGAAGTTTTGTGTTCGATAACCGATAAATCAATCGCCTTAGTTTCAATATAAACTTCATTACACCAAACTAACCCATTATCAATGTCAATATTATTTGCCATAAAGGTGCCGAGTTGCGACAACTCAAAATCTACCGTTAAACCGTTTTCCCCAATAACCGTTATGTATGGTTTAAATTTAAACATTTTCAACCTCCTTAAAGGATATTTTGTCTGTCAGCATTCTACTTTCAAGACACATCTTGTAAGTACACATTGCTTCAAGTTGTCTTGAATAGATTGCCCTTGAGGGCTTTGGAACAAACGAAAGTTGTCCGTTGTCCCATTTATTAAGAAACACTCTCAGTTTACTAATCCTATCTACGAGTTCTTTGTACTCGGATAAAAGTCTGGTTTTATAGTCATTCATTGGCTGTCCTCCTTTTCAAAATAAAATTTTATAGGCTTTTCAACTTCTTGAATTAAACCATATTTCTTAGCCAAACGATAAATAAAAGTCTTTTCAAGTCTTGATGTTAATTTTCCTAACTGCTTTCTGAAATCTTCAATAGGCATTGTTGATTTGTAGAAATTACACATTCTGCAAGCAGGATTATAATTTTCAATATCATTTGCACCGTTATGCCAATATACACTTTCAATATGGTCAACCTGCATATCCTTTAATGCAAGTTGACAACCACAATAAGCACAATGTCCGTTGTATTTCTCATATACTTTAAGTCTTACTGGTTTAGGGATAGGTTTTCTTTTCATTTTATTACCCCTCAATTGTCTTTATTTCAAGCGTTGCTTCGTTAGCAAACTCAATGTAAATATAATGAGCTCTATATTCTAAGTAGCTAACTAATTATGTTGGTGGCGTTTCGTTGGTAATCAATGCCGATATAATAGTCTTAATTGCTTGGTCAAATTCATTCTCTGATATTGTCAGTGATATGCCGGCGTTAGGGTTGTCCTGTACAAAACTAAGCAAGGACTCATAATCAATGTTCTTATGCAAAACTAAGCCCCTCCTTTGACTTATACTTCTCTTTATATGAACCGTGTCTATTTGTGTGTTCAGCAAGCATTTCCCATTTACTATCTTCTACCAATTCGTCAATGAGTATCTCATCATAAACGCCCTTAAAATCGTTTGTAATTAACGAATCTTTATAGATGGTGATTGTGCCTGTTCTAAAGGAAATACGGTCATAGGTTAAATATGACGAAGTATTCCAGTATGTATCTCTCATAATCGCCTGTTCGAGAATTGAAACAGAAATTTCGTCAAAATCTTTGTTATCCTTAAGTACAATAAGGTAGTTGTAATTTTCATTACTGCAACGCTCAATTGCTTTTTCAAGAGTTCTATCTGTCAAGTAATAAATCATATATGTCTCCTATCTGTTATCATCATACGAGCCACTCTCTTGTGGCAATGCGGACAATCTGTTATATACGCCAAATCGTCTGAAGTTAATATCAGTTTGTAGTCATCCTTATCTGCTTCAAAAACACAGTTACATCTAAGACACTCAAATCTTATTACAGGTTCTTTCAAATTACCTTCTCTAATAATTTGAATCATTTCATTCACTCCTGTTTGCAAGTTTAGCCATCACACTTAACAGTTTACGGACACAATAGCGATCGTAAACGCCTTCATTTGCTGTATAAAAATAATCTTCTCTGTATTTGCGAATAACATCTTCTACATTGTTTCTTTGCACACCTTTTGCCTGTAGAAGTTTTCTAAGTCTCTTGTGTGTCATTATGATCCGCCCTTCCGTTGCGTTTGCAACATATTAAAATCTTTCTTTTAAAAATATTCTTGAATTTCATGTCCACACCACGGACACCGAACATACATGCAGTCATCATATATAAGGTCTCCATGATGTGTTTCATTAATATTAAAACGAAATTGACAATGACATCTCGGACATTCTTTTTCATACATTGTTTCAACTACTTGCAATTCAGGTTTGCCTTGCCTAATAATTTCCATTGTCACACTCCTCTCTTATTTCATATTTGGCTTGATACTTGTCGTAAGTAAGACCTTTCCATAACACAGGTATTTTCTGATAAGTATATTCCATATCATTCTCTGTCCAATCATATTCTTGAATGTCGTAATACGCCTCAGCACACTCACGAGAACAGAAGATATTGTCGTATTTATCTCGAAAATATGTATAGTCATATCTTAATTTGTTACTACACTGATGACAGACTGCCATAACTGGTGGATCGAGAGCATGAGGACAAGTGGGTTTGCAAGGCAAGTTTTTGCATACATTACACATCTAATTCTCCTCAAAATTAAAAATTCCATAAATTTCTGTGTTACACCAAGGACAAACAATCCATTCATCCCAGTCCTCGTCCTCTCAGTCGTAACTTATGTTTGTGGCATAATGTGTGTCATAATCATCATATTGAAATACACATCCACATTCTGAACAGGATATTGTATTTGGTTTTGATGGTTTGATTTGCAACTCAGGTTTGCCTTGTTTGATGATTTTCATTGTCACTCTCCTGTAAAACTCGTGTTTTATCTGTCATCTTTACACCTCCGTAATTGGCAATGGAGTTGTATGTATAAGCAATGCTGGATTTGTGTGTGCTGATACATCTTCCTTGTGGATTGCGTCATTAGTCTCAAATTTATAAAACTTATACTCACCAATAACTGCACTCAGCACTTCAGCACCGTCCATAATCATATCAATGGCATTAGTCGAAAGGTTTTCGCTATCTGTAACACAAATCGCAACACTCTCTTTGCCATTAACATTTCGTGTAAGAACCATATCTCCTTTATTAAGAGATTTATTATCTGGGATTTTGTATGTATATCTTTTTGCGTCTTTGTCCTGTATGTGTCTTACTTGTACAATGTTCATTTATCGTTCTCCTTTCCATTTGAACAAACATTTGTTGAATTGGAACAATTTAATCTATATAAATCGTAATTAAGTTACCCAATTTACGATAACCGAAACAAAGATTGCCGCCATCGCAAATCAGAGCCTGTTCATCTTCTGTAAAATTGAACGGATTACTTAACACCTTGTATGTAATGTTACCGTAACCATATTCCTTCTGCGTGTAACACATATAATTCTGCAAATCGTCCTGTGTAACATCGTACTTCTTTGTGTGAAAGTTCAGCCAAATCAATTTTGCTTTCGGTGCAAGTTTCTTATATATTGCAAAATTTTCTTCACGAAGTTCGTTCCCATTAGGCTTAAATGCCCACCCTGTATTTATCAATGAATTACCTCCTCGACAATCTTCGTTCTTGGGACATACATTCTTCTGCGCTGTTTGTCCTCAATTTTTCTGGTCTCTCCAAGAACTTTCTGCAATGATTTCAACACATCAGAATGTGACTGAATCCATTCTGCTAATGGAGCATTAAGTTCTACACTATCTTTTGCTTTTCTGCGATTCTCTCTAACTTTCATTAGGGCTTTTCCAAGTTTGGCAGTGTCGTGATATGACACATCTTCAAGTTCAAGCTTATGTAAGATATCTTGTGTTTCATAGTCGTGTAATGATTCGTTTTTCAGTATTGTTTTGATAATCCTCTGTTGTTTGTGTGAAAAAGTTGATTGTATCTTCTAACTCTTTAGCTGTTTTGATTTTCGTCATCTCCTTTAATAATTTGCGACTCTCTCCCCCAATGTCTCTTTAACAACATTGGTTCTTTGGACATAGTGCCTTTTAGATTGTTTTTCTCTGATTTTTATTATCTTATCGACTACTGATTTAAAACTATCAAGTTCACAATGATGAATAGAGTACCATTCCTTTATAGGAGTAAATACTTCCATAAAATCTTTTATTATTGCTTGCTCCGCCTTTACTTCGCACAACTTATCAATCAAGATCGCTTTTTGACTATCAGTTGTATTTTCTAAAGAAATTTGATGTAATAAATCATCAATTTGCCCATAATATGAATTGAATTGTGATTTAAGCTCACGATATCTTTCTGAGTAAAGTTGCAATGCTTCTAAATTATCTCTAAGAGCAATTGTTGCATCACAATACTTTTCTATATTTTCCTTAGAAATAGGAAAATCATTTGCGGTAGCCATATTCTAAAATACCATCTCCCTTGTCAATTTTTCTTAATAATTTGTGATTAAAACTTCCGTTGAACTGTTGCCTGTTTTCACCTTAGTGTGGTAGTTGCAATTATTGTAATCTTTGATTAGATAATCTATTTTATTTGCCGTGTTGCTTCCTCTGTCCTTTGTTGCTTCCTCTGTCCTTTCTTTTGCTATATCAAAATATTTTTCTTCAATTTCTATGCCGATAAAGTTTCGGTTAGTATTTACACACGCAACACATGTTGAACCACTTCCCATACAATTATCAACCACTATTTCACCTTCGTTGGTGTATGTCTTAATCAGATATTCCAACAATTCAACAGGTTTTTCAGTTCTGTGTTTTGCAATACTTGGGTGCGGTTTACTAAATGATAATATACTTGTAGGGTACTTTTCTGTGCTACCTGCTCTACTATCATCTGTCATATGAAATTCACCATAGTTTTGATTTGTATGTTCTTTATTTTTATAAGAAACACCTTTGCTGTGTAGAGGTTTGCCCTGTGTAAATTGTGGATTGTATGTAGGTAATTTTTTATAAAATACAGCAATCTGTTCGTGTTGTCTTAAAGGCATACGCTTTGCGTTAAGAAAACCACTTATTAATTGTTTATCCCACACCAAATCATATCTAAATAGTTTACGATTGCTATTTACCAAATCAACATAAAATGTACCTTGTCCAAATAAAAGTATTGCACCATTATCTTTTATAATTCTTTCATAATGTTTCCAAAGTTTGTCAAAAGGGATTATAATATCTTTCTTATTTTGAGTAACACCGTAAGGCAAATCACACAATATCATATCAATGCTTTTATCTGGAATATCTTTCATCAATTCAAGGCAATCGCCTTGTAATAATTTACTAATTAGTTTCACCGCCTTTACTAATAAAAGAATTCTTTAATCAATTTATAATAAGTTTTTTAGATTCCATAATGGAATAAAACTCACTTGCTTTTATTTCCGTTAAACCTTCTGGAGCATTGAAATCACCTTCAGATGAAAATGTGCAATAAATAACATTATCTAAATCAAACAATCTCCATCTACACTTAAAACAACCAATTGTAAAATAGAATGGAACATAAGGTTTATATGCATTTTCTGTAAGACCGTTTTCTTTACATAATGAAACCCATTCTTTATTAAGAGGATTTCTTAATTTGAACTTGCCCGGAATATCAGATATAAACCCATTTGCAAAATTCTTAATATCCTCGGCATCAGGGTCAATCCACAACCTTGTAACAGCTGCATAGAATGAGTTGGTATGAATATTATTTCTTACCGAAAAATCTCGAAATAAGTCAGTAATCTTATTAACAGTTTCTAAATATTCAAGATATTTTTCGCCAAGAGCACTGTCATTCGATACGATATAAAATTTTTCCATATATATTCTCCTAATTTAATTATCTGTTTCTTTGTATGTTTCATAGTTAGTAATTAAAACTTCAACACTGCTATTTGCCGATTTATCTTTTGTTTGATAATTACAATTTTTATAATCCATATTTAAATAATGGACATTATATTTTTTAGACCATTCTTTTAAAATATCGTTGCTTTTGCCTTTGTGTTCTGTAACATTCGACAAAGCAAATTTACCACCTTTTGAGTTAATAATGTCAAGTAAATTAAGAAGCTCTCTCTCATAATCTTCTGACCATTTACAAAAATAATCTCGTTCATATCCACCAACAGTAATAAGATAAGGCGGATCACAATAATAGAAAGTGTTATTAAATTCTGGCGAATCTAAATTCAAATTATGGAAATCGCTACTGTAAAAACTAATATTTTTCTTGTCAATAGCTTCTATGTATTTTACAAGTTTATCCTCTAACGACTTAGAGAAGTAAGACCTGCTTGCACCAGATGGCATATTAAACTCTCTATTCTTATTAAAGGCTATTTGATAGTTGAATGCGTGAGTAATCAAGCAATATAAAACTACTGCATTTTCTCTATCAAGATTATCTTTCAGATTTGTATTATAGTAACTTCTTAAATTAAGAAATTCTTGCTTACTAAACTTGTTCAATTTGTATGTATCAATCATTTCTTTAACTTCGTCTACGAATTTGCTATCAAGATTTCTGAAGATATTAACGAGTGGTTTACATTTATCGTTATACACAACCTGTTTTGCATTCACATTTAGTGAAACTTCTCCACCTCCTCCGAACAAATCTACAAATTTATCAATTTTCTTCGGAAAGAGAGGTAGAATCTGAGGCAGCAATTTGTATTTACCGCCAATATAATTAAAAGGATTTTTCAAATAATTTATATTTACCATCTCCTTATAGTGTTACTACTTGCCCTAATTTCAAGCTTTCTCGAACTTTGATTACCCTTTGGTTTCTTGAGCCACACCAAGCAAGAGAAATATCTCTTTGCGACTCATCATATTTTCCATCAACAAGAATATCTATATAAGGCAAGATTTCGTTTGCAATAAACTTAGATTTCAATATCTGTTCATATGTATAACCTGTATATAGCCATATTGTTTTGCTTGGTAATTTGGTCTTGACCGTTTTTACAATATTAGATATTTGTTGTTGATTTACTTGCTCCAATGGATGCCCACCTGAGAGCGTTAGCCCCGATATATAATCAGGACTTAACGCTTCAAGTAATTCAGTCATAGTGTCATTAGTAAACGGTTGTCCGGCTGTAAAATCCCAAGTCGAAGGATTGTGACAATTGTAACAATGAACGGTACAACCACTTACCCATAGCACAACTCTGACTCCAATTCCATTGGCAATATCGTGTTTAGTGATTTTGATGTAATTCACTCGTTGCCACCTAAATGCACATGTCTTTCTTTGATTTCTTGTGTTCTTCCTTGATTCCAGAAGTTAGTTCCTATATCCTTTTATACCCTCGGTTTCCCGATATTTATTAGGGGAGTAGACTATACAATATCATTGTTTGCATAAGAAACAATTCCCCGAAATTATAGTCGTTGAGCGTCCTCCATCAGCGTTGCCTGTTAAGGAGTTTCGTTGCGTAAGAGTGACTTGCACACTCGGTAATCCCTTGCTTAATGTTTTTATGGTTTCTATCCTATCGGACTGACAGATTTAATCCTATACCGCATTCACACCTGCCGTTTCCAGCTATGTTGTAGCCATTAAGGTTATGGGGACTTCCCCGCAGTTTATTCGGTTTAAAGTGGGCTTATAGCAAACCCACAAGTTCTCCGAGAGATGTTCAATTTACTTTCATCTGTATTGCCACAGCTTGGACACTTCCAAATAAGTTTACCGTTTTCATTTTCTATTACATCAATCTCTCCGTCATATCCGCACGCTTGACAGTAATCACTTTTAGTGTTGAGTTCAGCATACATGATATTGTTGTAGATGAATTGCATAACAGACAGGACAGCTTCTGTGTTATTTTGCAAATTAGAAGTTTCAATATAACTAATTGCACCGCCCAAACTTAATGCCTGAAACTGTGATTCAAGTTTCAGTTTTGCAAAGGCATCAATAGGTTCTCTGACATTTACATGATAACTATTTGTAATGTAGTTCTTATCTGTAATACCTTCGATAATACCAAATCTGCGCTGTAAACATTTTGCAAACTTATAAGTTGTGCTTTCAATTGGAGAACCATACAACGAAAAGCCTAAATCAAGTTGCTCATTCCATTCATCACACTTTTTGTTCATATATCTCATAATATCAAGTGCGAACGGTGTTACTTCCGGATCTGTATGAGATTTGCCTGTCATATACTTTACACACTCATACAATCCTGCATAGCCAAGTGATATTGACGAATAACCACCAACAAGTAACTTATCAATGGTTTCACCTTTCTGAAGTCTTGCTAATGCACCGTGTTGCCAAATAATCGGAGCTACATCCGACACTGTTCCTTTCAGTCTCTCATATCTGCACAAGAGGGCTTTATGACACAACTCCAATCTCTCATCGAAAATTTTCCAAAACTTCTCTTTATCTTTACCTGACGATAAGGCTACATCAACAAGGTTGATTGTAACTACGCCTTTGTTGAATCTGCCGTAAAATTTATATTCACCATTTTCTTTGTACGGTGATAAAAAGCTTCTACACTGACTGTTCGGTATCAACAGTCTGGACTATATCTTTGGGAGTTATTATGCTAACTCGCTCACTCCGCACTTCCATCTGTATCATTATTCAGATGTACTCTACTCACTTCATCACACAAAGCTATTTGTGCTATGCTTTCGATAGTCTCTTGACCTTACGCATATGCGTCTTGGCACAGGATAGTTCAAGTCTAAGTTTCACCCCGAAAGTCCCCTGTTAGCACACTACTTAGCTGTCATTTCCTACAGTTCCTATTCGTGTAATGTACACCATTTTGATTTATGTTCACGGAGTTTTAGATGAGCCGTTTAACCCATCGAAGGGAAACAATTTCCTTCTTTTAGCTTTTTCATCACCTTTTCAGATATATAATCCGGAACAAGCCTTTTAGCTGAGCACTTTGCGGCAAGCTCCGTAAGATACCAATACTTGCTGTCCTTAGTAATGTTATCCTCTTCAAGCACATAAATAAGCTTTGGAAAAGCAGGAGTAATCCATACACCCTTTTCGTTTTTAACGCCTTTATATCTTTGATTAAGTGTTTCTTCAATAATCATAGCGAGGTCGTGTTTCTCTTGCTCATTGTTAGCCTCGTTAAGATACATGAATACTGTGATAAAAGGAGCTTGTCCATTAGTTGTTAAAAGTGTTTCTACTTGATATTGGATTGTCTGAACACCTTTGTTGATTTCCTTCTGAAGTCTTTCCTCGGCTATCTCGGCAATCTTATTTTCGTCAGTTTCAAATCCACACTGACTCCACTCTCTTCTCAACTCATCTTTAATGTGCTGTCGGCTAATATTCACAAACGGTGCGAGAGCAGTAAGACTGATACTCTGTCCGCCATATTGACTGCTGGCAACCTGAGCAATAATCTGTGTTGCAATTGTACAAGCTGTTGAAAAACTATGTGGTTTTTCAATCATAGTGCCACTGATAACCGTTCCGTTCTGGAGCATATCATCAAGATTACATAAGCAACAATTATAAGTATGTTGTGCAAAGTAATCTTTATCGTGGAAATGAATAATTCCTTCTCTGTCAGCCTCAACAATATCTTGAGGAAGTAAAACTCTATCAGTCAAATCTTTGCTGACCTCACCTGCCATATAGTCACGCTGTGTAGGAATAATAGTGGGATTTTTATTTGAGTTTTCCTGTTTGATGTTCTCGTTGCTTAAATCAATCAGTGAAAGGATTGCATCGTCAGTAGTGTTCTTCTTACGGATTAAGCTCTGTTTATATCGGTAAAGTGTGTATCTTTTCGCCAAAGAAAAACAGCCGTATTTATCTATGTATTCTTCGATTAAGTCCTGTATATCTTCAACTGAGTAAATTCTCTTACTTCGTCTGAGCTTATCATAAATTCTTGTAGCAATATTTTTAATTTCGTCATCAGACAATGTTTGTTCATGGTTTGCGTGGGACTCACTATTTGCTTTTCCAATTGCAGAAATAATCTTATTGCGGTCAAAATCAACTTCTCGACCATCTCGTTTAATTACTTTCATTTAATCACCTATACTTTCAGAGAATATCGCCATATGTAAGATTACTAAAATCAAATAAATTATGGCAATTATTACAAGATATTCTCGCTGGGTTTTTATCGTGAAGTGTGATTCTATGTGCAAGCTCGCAGAAAGGGCATTTGACAACAAAAGAAAAAGGAAAATGAGAGATGTATGTACGAACAATGTCATCTTCATTTATATATGCGACTTTATTTTTTTCACTCGTGTTTTCTTGCCATTCTTTTTTGCCAAGTTTTATACCTTTAGCCAGACCCCTAATGTAATCGGCAGAACCTTCAACTTTGTGCGGATTATCTTCTGCATTTTTTACGAATAAAACATCAATTTTATGTGCGTTTGCGTACTCAATTTCCTTGATAACACCTGTTGAATCGTACCATTTCTCGCCTGTCACCCATATTTCATCACACTCGGCAAGCTGGTACAGACAAAGTTCAAGCCCATCTTCATAAGACATATCGTTGTACAGAAAGCTAAACATATGTAACGGTGAAATAAACATATAATTCGGATGTTTCTTTTGCTGCGTTTTAATAATTTCTTCAACCTCTTTGAGATTATTTTTGTCGCCACCGTATTTGTGGCTGACATACACTGTTTTTCCAAATTGTTTCATTCAATTCCTCCTATTTATTTTTTACTATCAGTAAATTCAAAGCATACGCATCACCCCCCCTTTTATTGTTACCTTTAACCCTGTATTAGTCTTTATTTTTGATTGTAATTCGCAACTCTACTGTTTTACCATCCTTTAAATCCCATTCATACCCACTTGAGATTTGCTTTGGGGAAGAAAATCCACCCAACAATTTATTTACCATATAATCTCTAACAGCTCCAATTGCTTCATCTGTAACTTCAGATTTGTTTTGCCACATATATTTGTTTTTATGGTTTAATGTGCCAGCGTATATGCCAAAAGCACCACAACCAACATGATATTCTGCCATTTAAATTCTCCTTTTGTTGATTTTTAAACTTAATATCTGTTAATTTCTTTAGCTGTCAATCCATATCCCGCTCCTTTTTTTCAGCAATAAAATGTAAGCCTTTATAACAATCGTCACATAGCTGTATTTTAATTTTTCTCTTACTTTTGACAAGAGTTTTAATCCGAGTAAAGTATTCAGTGTCAATCCCTACATAAAACTCCTTCATTTTAATTGTGTACGGATTTTCGATAATTTTGTAACAACTATCACACTGATAGACTCTCATCTACTTTCACTTCCTTATAAAACTCATATCTGTTATCTTTATTGTCGTGCTTAAAAACTTTTACAAGGCTATCTATACTCATATCATTTACCCATCTAACATCGTTTGCTGCCCTGTCGAGCAAAAAGATAGTTTCCCCACTCTTGATTTCATCAAACACATCAGAATTACAAACACTTTCATACTTTATCATTTTTACACCTCTTTCATTAATTTTCTTTGTGAAAAACTCCGCTATCAAGATACTTCTCAAGGCTATCTCTTGTTATCACTCTTCGTCTTTCTCAATAGGAATAGGCTGATTCCAGCATTCAATACATGAACGCTTGCAATCGTGATTATCGCTCAATCCTAACATATATGGACAGATACCGTCAGGTACTCCAGCATCATTAAGATTGGCATTTGGATAATTTCGCAGAAATTCTGACAAGTATGTTTTTTGTGGATTAGCATTGCTCCACCCCTGAACAATTAAAATAGCCCATTTTGGGTATTTTAATTCTAATTGCATGCAAGAAACATGTTTCCCGTTATTTACTTTATCTAACGGACAATTTTCACATCTAATTCTGCAAACTCCTGATTCATATGCTTTTGTCATTCGATTTTTTTCAGTCATATAGAATTCTGTTTTAGAACAATCAATCATTTAATTCACCTCTATTAACTTCATTGTATTTTCTCTTTATCATATTTTGCCTCCCATTCTACAAACTTGTTCACCCATTCTGTAGTTTCTGGCATTGTTTTGAGCAAGAACACACAGTCTTTACTATCTTCCTCAGTGCGATTTGAGATTACATAGTCAACTTTTTCTTCAATATCTTTAAACTCTTTACGGTCGTTTATAATACGCTCCATAGCTTTTACAGTTCCTGTTTTGCTGTCTTTATACCTTTTCTTCATTCTCAAGAATCTTTCAACAGCAGGACAATCTATTAGCACAGAGTCAATTAGTTTATCGCCTTTGTAATTATTTTTAAAATCTTCAAATCCTCTCGGATCAATTATGTAAAAATCAGCGTCATCAATTTGCTGTTGCGTTGCACAATATCTGTAACCGTTAAACTCGGTATAAGCCACGATATTGGTCAGTTTATCAAACTCCTCATCTGTTACAAAAATGTGTGAGTTTGGAGATTCGTTATCTCTTCTTGGTCTTGTTGTATAAGATACGGCCTTTTTGCGGTTATATTCCTTACAAACTTTGTCTACTAAGTAATCCTTACCAGAGCCTGAAGCTCCGAGAACTAATACAATTGATTTAACAGTCATCATTATCTCCTTTTAGTAACTGCTGAAATAAACATTATCTACCACTGCATACGGTGTTCCAAATGAATGATAATAACTCATTCTGAACGCTTTGACATTATAATCTCTGTCACCACTCAATATCCTTTGAGCAACTGAATAAGACAACTCACTCGGATCTCTCGTGTAAAGAATACCTGCCACATTGAATGTATTATAATCAAAAGCTACTACCCTCAGTCCACCGTTACTGTCAGCTAAATTCATTGCCGTTGAACCTACCAACCACTGACAATACTCACTGCAATTACCCGCTTCGCAATAAATTACTCTTGCTAACAAATCTACCTCATCTGACGATGTGTTATATGTATTATTTGATTTTGTAATAGTTTTTGTTTCTGCTTGAACTTCAACTTTTTCTGTTGGTGGTTCTGTAGGAGGAGAGGTTGTTTTAATCTTCTTCTTGTCTTTTTTAGTTTTCTCAGTTGGTTTTACTGTTGTTGGTTCTGTTGTGGCATGCACGGTTGTAGGTTGCGTTGCTGGTTTGGCTACCGTATCTTTAGTGGCTGTATCTCGTGTTGCAGTGTCAGGGGTGGAGATGTTTGGTTCTCCACAAGCCGAAAAGCCAAACATCATACCTAACATTACCCATAAACTTGCTATCTTCTTACCAAATCGGATATAATCACCCTTCCTTAATTTCCCATTTTCTAAATTTATCCACATAATCATCAGTGAAAAAACCTCTGATAATAAGTGTTTGTGGCTTATTTGTGTCTATAAGCATTAATCCAAGTAGACTTTTACCCGACAACACTTCCTTGCCTTGCGCTACTTCAATAATGCCACTCATTAATTCATCTGCTATGTGAAGAAAATCGTCAAAATCATCTCGCTGAAGCTGAATGTGTAACATTACTGTTCTATGTATTTTGTTTTCCATAGCTTACTCCATAACTGAGCCTACTACCCACTTACTAATTACTGAGTAAATATCCTTGTCACACACACAAGTAATAGTATTCCAATCAACATTATGTGCTGCTTTGGTTTTTGCTCTCTCAACACCGTTTGCAAGAACAAGACTTGCAAGAAATGATTTGCCACTGATAGACCAATCTTTGCCGTTTTCGTCTTTACCGATAAGAGTTACTTCTTCGTCAATCTGACTTACAGCTTCTGTAAAATCAGACACATCCTTAAGTGTAACAAGTTCAATTTTTTGCCTCATTCAATCACCTTTCTTAATTACATTTTTTAATTTATGTTCCATAATATATTCCATAATACATTTAGCCTAATTACAAATGACGGTTAATATAGGTAAAATAATACATCACATATCGTTTAAATTCTAACAATATGTGTATTATTCGTTAAATATTTAGACGATCATTATCAATTTAATCAAGAGGTGACCGTCATTTGTATTCTTGTGATTTACAATATATATTGTACACCATACATATTAATTTGTCAATAGATTTAACCATGTTTTTCTACTTAATGAATGATTTTTTCTTAATGCCTGTTTATATGCTGAGGGTTCTGCTAAAAGCATACATTTCTTTTTAGCTCTTGTAAGAGCAGTGTACAATAAACAATTGTCTAATAAAATGTAATCGGTATTGTCTATAATGACAATTACACAGTCATAACCACTACCTTGACTTAAATGCACTGTTAAAGCATAAGCAAGTTGCACTTCATTCACTTCTGAATCAATGTAATTAACCGTTTTTTTTAAGTTTTCATCTAATAAATTATTGTATTCAACTGACACACATATACTCTTACTTTGTTTTTTCGTCTTATCTTGCTTTATATGCGTAATACTTGTAACATAGCCAATTTCACCATTAAAAACATCTTTGTCGTAATTATTAACTCTTTGAATCACCTTTGCACCCACTTTTAATATACCATTAATAGTTTTAACGCTGGGTGCATTTGGCAATAAATTATTTTGAATAATTTGATTAATTTCGGCAGTGGAGTTAATACAATCACTCTTTCGTGGGGTGATTATCACTACATTGTCAATTCCAAATTTATTAACAGCGTTTAAATAAGACTTTATGCCTATATCCCTTAAACCTTCTCTATTGGTGCGGAATTGATAAATTAAATCTTTATTGTTGCCAACTACCATCCGCATTTCTTTACGAGGAATAGGATCAATACCATCTCTTATCTTATTGGCATTAGTTAAAATACCAGACTTTTCAGCCTGCCTATGTACTTTATGTAGTTTATAAATAGTGAACTTATTTGAAAATTCTAAAAGGTCATTAAAAACATTACCGTAGCCAATTGGAGGAAGTTGTCGATTATCACCACAGATAATTACTCTTGTACCTTGTTTAACGGCTGACAATATTGACAATGCCAATGGCACATTAATCATAGAAAACTCATCAATAAATAAAACATCAATTGGCAAAGGATTATGTGAATTATATTTAAACTGCTCTTCTATTGAAGAATCACTATCTTGTTGATATTTTAATAAACGGTGAATTGTACTTGCTTTATACCCTGTGGCTTCTGTAATTCGTTGAGCTGCTTTAGCTGATAATGCACAACATCTAATTTCCATATTATTATATGTGTAAATATCAAGTAAAGCTCTTGTAATACTCGTCTTACCTGTACCTGCTTTACCTGTAATTAGCACGACAGGCTTATTTAATGAACCTCTAATTACCTCAAGTTGTGTCGCATCAAACTCAAATCCTTGCGATAATTCAGCATCCCGAATTACTTTATCCACATAACTTTCATTAATATTCATTACAGTTCCATTATCTAAATTTATAACAGTTTCAAGAACAGCCATTTCTTTATCGTAATATTTCCTCAACCCTACATTGTTATTGTCAATCCATAAAAAGTTTTTAGACTGCCTTTGTGAAGTTATAAAATCATCAAATTCATTAATGCACTCTGGAATATTGTCAATGACATCTTCTCTTAATTTTTGAAAATCTATATAAGTATCACCACTTTCCTCGCCAAGTACACTAAAATAATATTTAAGAAATGCAGTAACTCTTTCAAGTGATTTTTTTAAATCTGGTCTTATTTTGAGAGCTACTCCATCAGCCCTTTTGAACCCTAACCCTTTTACTTTGGTAATTACATAAGGATTTTTAAATATCTTTTGTTTTAACAATTCAGGCTGACTTTCAAGAGATATTAGTTTTTGACATATAGTGTTACTAATACCATAAGGAGATAATAGTGCCAAAATATCTTTCATACTATAATTATTGATGATTTTCTGTTTGCATAGTTGCCATTTGTCATCATTAATACCTTTAATTTTATTAATGTCAACATCTTTATTTTTCATCACCCTTTGTACAATATCAGGGTATACCGAAAGTAAAGAATCTGCTTGCTTTTCAGATAAAATTGATACAAGAAAATTATATTGGTTTTTTTCTGAACATTGATTTATTTCTTTAACTGACAGAGGTTGATATTGCCAACAATTATATTTTTTATTATATACAGGAGTAGCTTCAACGCTATATATGCATCCACCAAACAATTGCTGCATTTCGCCACATAAAACAGAATAATAATATATTGATTTACCGTCATCACTGATATATTCTTTTGGATTTCCGTTAAAGTATTTAATTTCGTCTTGTGTCTTAAATGTATAAACTCCCCAACAAGAATTTTCATTATAATATCGTTCTTGACATATTTCAGCTTGAAAACACATAATATCTTTGTTTGACATTAACTCACCTCCTTCTTATCTTCTAATGTATTTCTTTTCTCAAATAACCATCTGTTATATGATTTAACAGCTTGTACCTCACAACAATCCTTTGATCTTTTACAGCACTTTAAAACTACTCTCTCACCTCTATTGAGAAAATCAATATATCTTTTATATACTGAACTCCAAACAGTCACCTCTATAATACCATTTGTTGAGTATAAATTGATAAATGCGAATTGATTTTTATATCGGTCTTTTTTCTTTTGAATTTTAGCAATAACACCAACAAGTGTACATAAACATCCTTCTTGTACATCATTGTATATCGTATTACAATATTGATAACTTTCATTAAATGGGTTGTCCGTTAAGAAAACTGACAAAGCACTAAATTCCCAGAATTTTTCATCTTGACCATATTTATCAATATAAATTAACAGTTGTTTTTTTTCTTTTTGTTCTTGTTCAATATCAAACTCAATTTTTTTGCGTAAATTATACTTTCTTAACCTTTCTGCTTTGTCTTTAATAGTATTAGTGTCAATACCCATATTTTTTAATATTGACAATGAGGGTAATGTTTTTACAGGTTTGTATTCCTTGTGTCCTATAATATATTTAAAATATTTAATTAGCAAATTTTTTTTATTATTACAAGGAATTGCCCCAGCTTTAATTAAAGAAACCATCTGAGTTTTTGTTGGTGATACTCTTTGCAAAAAATCATAAAAATTATGGAATGTACCATTTGCTTGTCTTTCATTTAAAATTACAGAAGCTATTTTTTCGCCTATACCATTAATGGCAGATAACCCAAACATAATTTGTCCGTCATACACAGAAAATCCGCTTTTTGATTTATTTACATGAGGTGGATTGATTATTACGCCAAATTGTTTTGCATCCATAATGTATTTATTAATTGCACCATAATCATCTTTATTTTTATTAAGCAATGCACAAAAAAACTCAACAGGATAATGAGCCTTAAGATATGCAGTTTGATAAGTTAGCATAGCGTAAGCAATACTATGAGCCGAATTAAACGAATAACCACCCATTTCAGCCAGATTATTACTGATTTTTTCAGCTAAATCTTCACCATAACCATTATTGATGATTTCATTTTTTAATTTTGCTGATTCTTTTTTTACAAGTTCAATATTTTTTTTACCAATAGCTTTACGAAATAAGTCTGCTCCACCATAAGTCCTGCCGCCAAATACTCTTGTGATTTCCATAACTTCTTCTTGATATATTAAACAACCATAACTATTTTTTAAAATAGGTTGCATATCAGGATGTATGTAAGTTATATCTTCAGGATGTATTTTGTTATGAATAAATTGATTTACCATTCCCATACTGTCAGGACGATATAAGGCTAATACTGCCGAAACATCATCAATGTTTGTTGGCTTTAATCTCATTAAAATATCTTTCATTCCTTGACTCTCAACTTGAAAGACACCATCAGTTTTACCACTGGCAAGCAAATCATATGTAGCTGTATCATTCATAAATTCACTATTACTTGCACTGAAAAAATCCGGATTTAAATTCAGCGAATTAATAACTTCCTGAACTATATTTAAAGTTGTCACACCGAGAAGGTCAAATTTAATGATACCAATTTCTTCAATTACTCTTTTATCAACTTCTATAACTCTTGCATCATCTTTACCTCTATGTATAGCCATATAATCGGTTATTTTAGTATCAACTATTCCTACACCACCAGCGTGCATTGATACAGTTTTTACTCTTCCGCTTATATGTTTTGCTATATCAAACAATTCAGAATATTCACCATATTCTTCTATGATTGACGGATCATTATCTAAATTTTCTTGAAAATCGCTATACACAAACTTCTTGCTTAATTTATCAGTAACTTTATATGGTATGCCCAAGACCTTACCAACATCTTTAATAGCCCCTATAGGACTAATATAACTAAAGTTGATAATTTGACATACGCTATCAGAACCGTATTTGTCCATTAAATAAGCCAGAACTTCTTCTTTTTTATTAAAATCAGTGTCGATATCCACTTTAATGCTTATTTTCATAAGCCTTTATAATAATAAAGTTTAAAGTTAGACTATATCTTGATATTACATATATCTTGTTGCACTTCCAGCAGTAACTCATCCTCTGCTGTACAATTTAGTCGTTACACTTTTTAATTTACATATCTTAATTCATAATTTTTAACTATTTTATACTTGGAAAGGCTGCTACCACTTATTTGTAAATATGCTGTAGCAAATCTACTCGCCTCTGCAATGCTTTGAAATTTTTTTATGAAATGTCCATCTTGATATATAGCACATGGTTTATAATTTCTAACTTGAGAATGTTTTTTAAAACAATGTTGCATATTATATACTCTTGTACACCACTCAAGATTGCTTACTGCATTATTTTTACAATTGTAGTCAATATGGTTTATTTCTGGTAAATTGTTTGGATTAGATAAAAACGCCTCGGCTACCAAACGATGAACTAATGCTTTTTTAGTATGCTTTGTTCCATTACATAATGAAACCATATAATATCTACTTTTGCCATCACTCCACAGTTTTAATTTTTTAAACTTATTATGACAAATGCTATATACATCTCCCATATCTGACACATAATAATTAGAATAATTCTTTACTTGTTCTATTCTTATATAAAACACACTCCTTTTTTATAAATTTTATGTAAATTAACTTAGCACGGTATTACCTGCTATCTTATTAAAGACCGTAGGCTCTCTTAGTCAGCTACTTCGTCTATATTATGTTTTCTACATATCTGCTTGTAAGCCTTGATGTAGAGTCTTATTCAACTGATACCGTTAGCATCTATTTTTTATAGACACACCTTTGAGTAATAAAGTTCACAACAAATGCCCAATATTGTTTAGGCATCGACACTCTTTCCGGATTTAAAAATCTTTCAAAAATCAAATTATGTTCTAATGGATTGATTGTAGATATGCCAAGCAACCAATTAACTATTGAGCCTGCACCCGATCCTCTGCCATATCCTACTGCTATGTTGTGAGATTTAGCATAATTAATGTAATCCCACACAATTAAGAAATAACCACTAAAACCCATTTGATTAATAACAGATAATTCATATGACAATCTGTCTTTATATTTTTTTTCTTCCTCAAAAGGTAAATTATTCAATCCAAATTCTTGATAACCCTGTTCACATAAATACGATAAATATTCATAATCATTTTTATACCCTAATGGTATTGGATATGTAGGCAGTTGAGGTTTTTGAAATGGCATATTAACTATATCTATCATATCAGCAATTTTAACAGTGTTAGCTAAAGCAATACTTACATTATCTTTACCTATCTGTTTGTCCATTATAGCATGTATTTCATCAACAGATTGCATATAACAATCTTTATACACTTCTGATGCAGTTTCTGTATCATGAGCTATTTGTACAAAATAACTTTGATAACGCAAATCTTCCTCAGTTGCCACATGGGAATCACAAGTGACAATAAATTCTGTATTAGTTTTATGAGCAAGTCTTAATATTTTTTGATTATACTCACATTGTTCAGAAACATCGTGTGATTGCATTTCAAGATAAAAATATGGGAAAATTGATTTATATTCGTTTACATATTCAATACATTTATTAAAATCTTTTTCTCTTGACAGCTTGGAAGCAAGACACGCTGATGTAATAATTAAATCGTTTGCATATGGCTTTATAGCATTTAAATCTACTCTTCCATGATAATAATAACCTTCAAACTCTCCTTTTGTAACAAGTTCATTCAGGGCAATTCTACCTTGCTCATTTTTTGCTAAAGCAATCAAATGAAAATATTTGTTGTTCGGATCATTAACTGTCATATCAAATGCTTCATATAACTCAACGCCATATATCATTTTAATATCAGGATATTGAGCTTTTAATTTATCAAAATACACCCAACTATATTCATTACCATGCTCCGTTATTGCAAATGCAGGACTTCCGATTTCTTTTGCCCTCTTTAAATAATCTTCAGGATGACCGTAACCGTCCAATAAAGAAAATTCAGAATGATTATGTAAATGTACTATTTTTTCCGTCACTGCTCATTATCACCTCCAACTACTTCATAATCGTCTACTATGAATTGACAAGTAATAATACCATTGAATACATTAATATTTGTCTTACCGACTACATTTAACATTACTTCTTCAGTATCACTAAAATCATCAAAAAGATTACATAATGAATCGCTTGCATTATCAACACCAAACTTAACAAAAGACACTCCGTTGTCAGTTTCAATACGCCAATTATTGAACTGCTTACCCATAAGATTGAACTGACTTCTTTTCACTAATAAATTAGTTACTAAAATAATAGGCTCATCTATATTCTGTCCATAAATATCTGCGGAATCATCTATACGCTTGACGACACCAGTGTCCATAAAGTCGGCAGTGATAATAAAATCACATAATATAACTGAGTCATTTTTAATTGGCAATGAGTTTAATTCACATATAGTTTTCTTAACATTTTTACCGTATATTTCAACACCAAAGGCATTATCGTGTCCCTGTACTAATTTAAAAGTATCTGTTTTAGCCAATAATTCTTTAAAACTATCACAACTACTATTTTTATAATTTCGTCCAGAACCTCTAAATAAGCCATCTTCTTGTGCTTTTCTTAAACATAAAGTCGGTTTTTTATATTTTTCTGCTATCTTCATAGCCATAACACCTGTTAATGATTCGTCAATCCCCATATGTGTTGTATTAACGAGCAATACTTTGTCATTTAAAGAGGAACTATCGTCAATTACATTATATACATTTGATAATGCTTTATTAATTGCGTTTCGTTGCCTTGCTTTAGCGTTATTGCAAAAACGAGCAACTCTATCATAAATAGATTCTTCTATTGTTGGTTTATTTCTTGGCTTATAATCAAAATATTGAGTCTGTTCAATAAATGCCTGAAACATCAAATCCTTTTCTTCTTGTGAACCCATTCTTATTAAAGCATTTATTAATGGAACGATATAAAATTGTACATTATGAATATTAACCCTGTTATGTATTGAATCAAATTGTTTTTTGATTAATGCTTTAAAAAGAGGATTGCAAACGCTTGATAATCCTTTGTCAATAATTCTTTTAGTCTCATAGCTCCTAATATCCATCATATCACCTATATTACCTAATGCAACAAGGTCAAGATATTTCTCGGATTCAAAATTAAACCATTCATCATCAAGTGCTTGTACAAATTTATATGTAATGCCTACTCCCGACAGTTCTTTGTTGGGATAATTACCTTTTTGGTTATTAACGATAATTGCATATGGATTATCAATTTCGATAATATGATGGTCTAATATAATAATATCAAGAAGTGCATTTTCTTCTTTTAGCTTGCAACATTGTTCAACATCATTACTTCCAGCATCGGGAATGATTAATAATTGAGTATCTTTGGGAATTGTAATATCTTTCGATAAACCATGTTGCTTTTTATCATGTAACGAATATGTCACTTCCCACATTGGACATACCGTTTTAAGATACATATACATTATTGCTGACGAAGTATATCCATCTACATCAGAATCAACTATAATGTGAACTTTCCTTGATTCTTCAGGTGCAACTTTGCAAAAGCATCGTACTGCATTATCAATGTTATCTAACAATTCATAAGAATACACAACATCATCTGTTAAATGTAAATATTTACAAGGATTTTTTATTCCTCTATTATGTAAAACTGTCCCAGTTATATTGTTAATATCATTAGGACTGCTATTGATTAATTTACATTCCATTATATCACCTCAACCTTGTCATTCCATTTTGGATCAATGTTTTAAATTTTTTAGGATTATCACACGGACTTTCCTTTTCAGATAATATATTTTGCTTATCAATAACTGCAAAGATATTGAGATAATTCATAAACTTATCAGCAATATGATTTAATTCTTCAATTTGAACATCTTTGTCATAAACAAAAATAATATTCTCGCATATCCTTGATAACTTATTAACTTGAATTTGTGTAATTTTCTTGCCACAGGTGGCTACTGTGTTTGTGTAGCCACCTGAAAACATCTGCATAACACCTTTTTCAGACTCAACAACATATACAGAATTATTTTGTTTAATTGAATCATAAGCGATATTCAATCCATATAAGATTTGACCTTTAGCACAAGGTTCAATATATAAATACTTATTTATATAATCAGGCATATTGGTAGAGAAATACCTCCCCTTAACACCTACCAAATTACCTAATTCATCTCTAATTGGAATTGTAATCCTGTTTGTTTCTTCATCATATCCAACTTCAAACATTTTTTGTATTCGATAATCAATATTATCTTGATAAAACATATCGTTCAAATATGGCTTATAATATGATAAAATATGTTCACTGATTGGCTCAATAGGCTTTTCAATACAAATGTCCCCATCGTTATGTATGCTAAGCTCCATAAGTAGTTTTGTCAATTTAAGGCTTGCAGGTAAATTTTTATTAAAATCATAATAATAATCAATGCCTATACACTGGCATACATATTTTAATGATTGAAAAAAGTTACAATGCTGAAAAAACATAACCAAATTAAATATATCTGAGATATTTTTTTGTTCTATATTGCGAGTATAATCTATTGTATATAAACTATTTTTATATACAGTAATAGCATTAAGATTATCTCCGTCTGGATTAGCACACTGATAATACTCCCCTTTGTCTTTAATATCATGGCATTTCAAACATTCTAAAATCTGTGGAACAAAATCATTATTGATTATATGTTCTTTTAAGCGTTGTACATCCATTTTTACCTTCCCCTTGCTACAACTACTAATTCACCTCGTTCATACCATTCATTGGTATCAAGATTAACTTCATAAACCATTTTATGCTTATTGCCAAATCTATTCTTATCCGTAACCCCTATATAATATTTTTTACTATTGTCTAACGATTCTTCTCCATAATCTCCCCATTCGGAATCATAAACAAGATATTTATATTTAGAATAATCTTTTAAATCAACGGATTTGAATAATACCAATGTATCAAGTACATGTTTTAATTGCTTACAGTTAGCGATATTTGATGAACACAAATCTTCAGGTTTGACAAAATTAGTATCGTCTGTCAACTGAATAGAACAATAAATAAAAATATTCAACTGCCTTGTTAGTTCTGACAACATTGTTGTAGTAACTTTTAATCCAGTCCAATCACCCACTGTGCTATCGGTATCTTTTAATGTATCATAAAAGAAATATTGTGTTTGGCTAATCATATGTTGTTTTCGGATTTCTAACTCTAATGTCTGATTATCATAAGCAGAAACCATATCAACAGCAAAAATCAATCCCTTAGTTTCTTTTTCAATCCATTCAGCTACCTTAATAATGTTTGCATACTCATCTGATAATTGCGAGACTCTGGCATAATAGTCATCGAACGATTCAATAAATTCACCTTCGGCATTTTGTTTACGGATAATAAACTCCCCTTTATTATCCTTGTATAACCCAAGTGTAATTTCTCTTTCTTTTTTACTTAAATGAATACCATGCAATTCTTCAAACTCTCGATTATTAATAACAGTAGTTAGTAAACAAAATTTCATATTCTCAATTGACATTTCATTTAACAACACACATACTGGCTCTTTCTGATACAATGCCAAGTATGCAATCAATTTAAACATAAATCGTGACTTACCGTCATTTGACCTCATGCCAACACACATTAAACATTCTGTTTTTAAACCCTTAAACATTTCATTCCACATCGGATAAGGTGTTGAAATTCCCATATCAGGTGTTTTAAGTCTGTCAAGAATCATGTCTGTCATTTTATTATTTAAGATTTCAGTATCAGCATTACCTAAAATAACAGTTTGAACCCTGTCAATTTTGCTTCTAACTAATCGTGGAATGTCACTTGAAGTCCACGATTCAAATTTCGGATGTGTTACGATTTTGCTAACATTAAATCCCTTACGAGAATACTCTCTTAGTAAAGAATATTTTTTTAATACTTCTGCATATGATTTTACATTCTCAACTAAAGCAAGCTCCATCCATTTAGATACAGTTGACCAACCACCATAATTAATATAAGATTGATACCTTTCTTGATCTTCGGTCATATATGTTGTTATGATAGATGAATTAAAAGATTGACTACGATTTTGGTAAATAGAAACAGCATTATCATAAAAAAATCTTGTCACTTCGTCTGTAAAATCATATTTACTTCTTATTTGCGAAGCATATTCTACAAGTAATGATGGCTGTTTATATATAGCTCCAACAAATAATATCTCATTTTGAACATTGTCAAGTTTAATTTCCTGTTCTTCTATAAAATATCACCACCCATTTAATTTAAGTGCCTATAATCATATATCATCTATAATGTCAGAAATGTCAGCACCTTTATTCTCACTTCGATGATATTTTTTAAAAATAGTATAATCTATTTGTGTACGCCGAGCATTAAGTGATTGTTTTTTTAACACAGACTCTTCCAACGCTGCCTGTTTCCATTCACAATAATCGTTATAATCATTTATGATGACCGCTATGTCATACGCAAACATAGATTCTACAGTTAAAGATTGTCCTGTTCGTATTTTTTTTGCCTCAAGTTGATAATTAATTTTTTTTAACTTATCCTGATTACGAATAAACATTTGGTATAAATCTTCAACTGGTATCTTTATTGTAATGTCTTTATACCTGCCATCGGCAATCATATTTACCAATTGCTTTGCCTTATTAGGCATTATTTTTTGTCCATAAAATTGACAATACCATTCTGCTAATTGACCTAAATAATATGCTTTATTAGTTATTTCTTCGGTCTTATTTTTTAATGGCTGTAAATATTTTATTGCCTGATCTTCTGTCCACGGTTTTCTTTTTAAATTTGTTTTATATTGAATGAAACATGCACAATGGCAATAATGATTTTGATCTATCACATAACTACCATCGTACATTTTTGTAATATCTATAATGTTTTTACAATAAAAACATTTCATGTTTCATCAAACAACAGATTCAAGAATAGATAGGTATTTCTGAAGTGTAGCACTATCTTCAATCTGTTTGTATGTAGGGGAAAGACCAGCTTCAATAATTAAATTCTTTGCTTTCGCTTTCTTTGTACTTACAAGACTTTTCAATGTGGTAGAAATTTTACTCTTCAATTCTTCAATACTACTATCAATTACTCTTGATGAAACTTCTTCATCATCTTTAATAGCTGTTTCTTCAATGTTTTTAGCCTCAATATTAACGCTATTGTTAAGTGAAGAGACAACCTTAATTTCCTTTTTATTTTTATTTCTATCAATAACTTTTTGCCAAGCGAGAAGAGAAGGATGCTCAATAAACTGATTTTGTGGATAAATATTTGTTCTATCTTTTCCCTCAACAATAGCTACCACTTCACCACTTTCTTCATCCTGTATCATGTGAAGTACAGTCTTTACATTATATGCAACATCTTTAAAGCCCTGTGGTCTTTTCTCACCAGTGGCAACCATCTTAAACTGACCATCTTTATCCTTCATATTTTCCTTTACATCTTCTTCTCGACAAGTTACAGCAAAATGTTTACCGCTTGCAAGAAGATCAAGAATGAATGACTGACCATCAAATTTAAGTGTCTGATAATCTTTAACTTCAAGACCGGCACCCTCAATGGCAACAAATTTTTCGTCACCAACCATTTCTTTCTTTTTGGCTCTTACTCCTGCTCTCTTTTTTGAGAACTCTACAATACCTTGCTGACGAGCTGTATAAAGAAGTGATAGTCCATCAACAACAATGGCATCTGCTACAAATTTATCACCCTTAGAGTCTACAGCAAGAACATCATCACCATTATCATCAGTCAAATAAATTTCTTCATTTGCTGAAGCTGTCTTAATTAAATTTTCTGCCTCAGTAAGTGACTGTGTGTAAGCAATTAAAATATTATTTGTATCTACGCCTTGTGCTTCATAGCCTTCAAGATATGAATCAATAGAGCCTGCCTCAGCGTCTATATATAAAACTCGAAAAGGTTCACCATCTTCTCTCTTAAGCTTTGCAAATTCCAAGCAAAGACTTGATTTCCAAGTACCCTGCTTTCCATAAAGAAGAAAGCCAAGTTTTTCTTTTACTGCTGTTGCCTTTCTGATATTCATTAATCCCATTCCTCGCCTTCGTAATTTTCGCCCCAGTCATCACTGTCGCTTGTTGTTTTAAATTCACTATTTGCCTTGTCATTAGCTTTCTGCTTGTAAAGAGCTTCCTCAATAACTTCTTCTGAATAAGTATCTGTGTCAATTGTATCTTTGTCAGCACCATTGATAATCAGTTTACGAACAGTTGGAGCTTTCACTTTTTCCATCTCAATACCAACACCCCAAGCATCATCAACTTCAACTTCTTCAATAGGTGTTTCAACAGAAATATAACCTCCTACTTTAATCATAGTATAAGGCTTAAGCATTTTCTTAAAAGTCTGAGCTATTTTGCTGTTATGAACATACATTTCGATATCTTCAATAGAGTTATAATTAACTACTTTAGCCGACACAATAAATTCATTATTGTTTTCCTTATTTTTTTCAATACCCATAAAAATAATTTCCTGCTTAAACATATTTATAGGCTTAAATTTTTCATCATCAAAATCAATAGGTTTCTGACACAGTGATACTTGATCAAAGTCAAAAGAAGTGTTGTGTTTGCCATTATATGTAGAAAACTTAATATCGCCTTTCACGAATACACTATCATCATCCTGAAGATGTTCAGAAATTTCCTTACAAGCATCAAAAGCAACAAGTGTCTTTTTATTATTCACAATCTTACCGTCATCATCAACAATTTTTTCAACTCCACAATGAACGCCAATAAGGCTGTATTCTTCAGATGGAGCTTTATGTCTGTCTGCCCACGCAACCTTCTGTGTATCACTTACACGCTTACCATTAATAACCTCTGACTTGTTAAAATATACATAATCTTGCGGAGAACCAGTCTGCTGAACATAGACAACTGAATCAGGCTGATACATTACGCCAAAATTAACTCTACGCCAACTCTTACCTTGACAATATTGTGTAGTATTTGATGACTTACCTTCTTTATAAAATCCATCTTTCTCAACTCCAGTAACTTTACCCATTATCTGAAATTTACCTTTTGTCTGTCTTAATCCAAGTCCTTTATTACTCATTTGTTGTATCAACCTTTCTATCATCTTTTTTTATTGTATTTTTAGCTTTATATCCTACACATTTTTTATCCTTGAGAACTGTAATAAAATCACCTTCATCACAATTAGAAGGAACGGTTACACAATTTAAATTTTTACAAATGCAATATGTAGTCAATTTTTTTCCATATTTATCGTAGACACAATGCTGTTCTTTTAATGCTCTACATTGCTTATATTTAAAATCTAAATAGGTACAACCATTGCAAGTTAATTCCTTATCAACTAAATAATTTTTGGATGTTTTTAACATCTTAAAATCCTTTCTCTATAATCTCTTTTTGCTGTTTATCATATGACTCAATATGTTTATTTGACTTTAAAAACTTAATTGTATTAGCTACAGCTAAAGCAGAGTTTTTACTTCCTTTAAGCTTCCTCAATACAATTGTAGAAATTGAGTAAGCTCCAATCATAAGACCTTTTTTGTAAGCAGCATCATAAACATTTTTAACAGCTTCTTTAATTTTTTCATCAGGAAATGAATCAATTATTTCTTCAACTGTCATATCGTTTACATCTTTTGAAATTATTTTCACCACCTTTCGATTTAAAGTCATAATAGACATCCTTCATAGCATCACCACCTTTAATTTTATATTTTATTTTCCATAATTACAAATAACGGTCAATAGTGTTAAAAAATAAAACACTTTCACCTTTTTTGATTAATTACGCAATATCTGTTTTTATCTGCTCATTTTGCCACTATAAATGCAATTATTAAAGGATAAAAAACGAAAATCACGGGTTTAGCTGTAAAACTCCTCTTTTATTTACACCACATAATGCAATGTCTGTAAAGGTACTTTTACCAATTCTAAACAATCTACTTCTGATTGCTTAAATTTATCAATTAACTCATTTTCGTCATCTTCATATGTGAGAATTAAATCACTACATTCTACATAATAAACATTTTTGGTATCATTATACTTAATATTTTGCGGGTAAAACACAATATCACAAATATCTCGAAATTTATCATCCACAAAATTTATAGTTTTACTACTATTACTACTTAAATCAATACTTTCGTTATGACTACGAATTAGCATACCATTTTTATACCTTAAAGCAACATTAAATTTACTACAGTGGTTTGTTTTAATGATGTTTAAATCAGAAATCGTTTCCTTAAACGAATTACCATTATTTATTTCAAAAGCAATAGCTCGTAGGCAATCATAATTCAAATCAACTCGTCTTGAAAAATCTATAACAGGTTGAATTTGGTCATGATACTGCTTGTGTAGTTTATCCGATAAATACTGTCTTATTTCTTCTGCTGTAGGATATTCAAATCTAAAATGGTAATGAAATCTGCCCGGTCGATTTACAAAAAAGTCGCTTATCTTTTGAAGATTATTGCAAGTAATAACAAATAATTTTTTTCCAGCAGAAACTCCGTCAAACAAACTTAGTAATTCAGTTTGAGGATTAGCTTCGCCATCTTTGGCTGTAATACCACCAAAAGTTTTGTCAAACTCATCAAAAAGTACCATAACTTCTTGATCTATGCTTTCAAGATATGAAGCAATGCCTGTAATATATTTGTCAACAACAATAAGAGGAATACTCTGTTCTTTTGCTTTAACCGCTAAAAGTTTTGCAAATAAAGATTTTCCTATGCCTTTATCTCCACTCAAAATCACACCAAGACTTCTATTCATATTAGCAAAAGTTCTCAAAACCTTATCGGCTTTTGTTGTATGCACACCGTAAACCTTATCTTCATTGATCTGAATGTCTGTATATTTATCTAAATAGAATCCTTTGAATTTGCTAAATCTAACAATGTAGTTTTGTGCTGGCAATTTTTCGTACACACGCAAAGTATCATCAAAGATTTCATATGTATTCCCTGAACTAATTACTTTCATATTAATCACCCTCTGTATTATTTTTCCTTTTACGCCTGAATGAACGATTCAAGTATCTTTTACACCAATGTATGTCGTGTCGTGCATATCGTTTATTACGGATAGCTTCTTGACACCACTCACCCTTATCGTTCACTCTCTTGTAGAGACTCTTCTTCATTGTTATTATCACCATCTTTTACATATAAGTCGGTATGAGCAAAAAGTAGTGCCATAACCGTTGCTGTCAGACAACCACCAAATATAGCTCCGATGATAAAACATACAATCTGTAACATTATTCCACCTCTTTACTGCGTATTTGTAACATTATTCTTAGTCTTGATATAGTCCATAACATCGTCAATGTCGGCATAAAGCCAAAATGATACATCGTCATCGTTAAAGTGAGGACATTTGTATGTTGACTTGCACCATTCATTAACTCCATCGTTATATCGACATACTTGTTTATGTAGACATGACATACACTTACTCAACCTTTATCCAATCCTCCTTATTAACCACGAAAAATACTTCTAAACTCTTCAGGAGTGATTTTGCCTAATTTCATATCAATATATGCGGGTAAAGTTCTGCCATTAATAGTAGTCGTATCATAGAGTCCCGCAGCAATACGGAGAACAGCTTCATCAGAACACATATGTTTTTTAGATACCTCACTACAGATAGCTCTAATCGACTCTTGATGATGAAGTAACTGTTCAATAATGTAAATCAATTGCTCATTTGATAAACTTTTTATTACTTGTTTTTCACAATCTAACATTATACAGCCTTCCTCTCAGTTTTCTTAATTACCTCTCTGTAATCCTGCTCAAGAGCATTCATATACGCTTTTGTAGTTTTTATGTAGATGTCAAGGCTTTTTATTCTCCTTTCAGCCTTCTTTAATTTTTTATGATTTACAGCAATACAAATATCGCAAGCGATTGCAATTATTACCGCAACTGCCGAAACTATAATTGATATAATTGTCGTTATATCCACTTCTTACACCTCCTTAATGTTTATCCCATACATTTAAGCCAGTTGATTGTATTTAGCATCTTTTTCTCTAATAAACAACCGACACCCGTTATAGTACATTTTATCTATTACATAGGTAATAGCTTCGTCTTTGGTGTCAAAAGTATTAATGATAGTTAAAGATTTTGGTTTGAATGGGTGTTGATAATAATACACTTCCCACATTAAAAAAACAACACCTCCTTAAAATATGTATTTTATTATCCAATTGCACCAAGTTTCTTGGTGGTTGACAAGCATTGTGGACAAACCGATTCTCTATATACAGGATTGACAAAAGCTCTGATTGAATAAATGTCGGTTTCAAAAATACAACCACACATTCTACACTCAAAACTGACTATACTACCATCCTGATGAAACAACTTCGTCACACAATCTGTACCACTTTTAATAATTTTTACCATTTTTTATAATCCCCTACTGACGGACTTCTTGTATCGCATTCAGGACACTCGCATCCGTAAATATCATCAAAGTAAGAATGCCCACATTTATCATCATCTACCACAAATTCGCATCCGCATTTTGGACAGATACACAACTGTGGTGGATGATAATATTTTCCGTGTTTAAGAATTTTCACAGTCATCGCCCTTTCCTAAAACACATTCTTTGGTATTAAACCCAGCAGCACCTTTATGACCGCCACCGCCATACAACATAGCAATCTTTGAACAATCAACCTTCGTTGAACGCAGAGAGTATCTCCATTCGTGACCATTAAAAACAAAGCCAATCAGCATATCATAATTGTCAATGTTACCAATAACAAAATCGTCACTACTCATCATTCCCATATTGACAGCAAAGCATTTGTAACCGTTAAACATCACCTCAAAACCGAAAGTTTCACAATAATGTGTCATTGTTTCTTTGCGATACTGAATCCTTGAAATACCTTCCTTAATTAAGAAGTCTGTACCGTAATTGTCATACATAAAAAATTCCGCCCAAAAATTACTGTTTGGTTCTGTATTCGGTATTGATTTCAAGCCTGCGTGAAATTCTTTAGTTAAATGTCCATAGTTGAAAGTCCATACATCGTAATCAGCTATCAGTTTTGTAAACATTGGAGCATCCTTCGTCATACTTTCCTCGAATGGTTTAATGTCACCAATACCACCATTCGTCATGTGCTTCAAATAACAATATGTAAGCATACAGCCTGCTACTCCGTCATATCTGATACCACGAATTTCTTTATCGTAGTTTTCATATTTTTTAATTGCTGAAATATGGTGGTCAATCCAAGTAACATTTGGTGTGATTTCGAGAAGCTTATCCATTTCATTTGGTTCGATTGAGTAATCAACAATATATACTGTTTCATTTTTCTTAATCTTATCAAATGGAAATTCTCTACCATAATCCATTTTTATATAACCGATATATTCTGTTACATAAGCGAGTTCCTTTGCATAGGCAAGTTCCCTAACCCAGAAACCTGCACATTTACCATCAGCATCATTGTGATAAACTATTTTCATTTTTTTACCTCCTACTCAATTGCCTCTAACATTTTAAGTGTATCAAGGATTTCTACTTCATCGTTTGTAAAGACTACATTATCTATATCCCAATCTAACATAGAAGTGTCAACACCATCGTTTTCCAACTGATAGCTAAATAATTGTTTGTCAGAGTACATACCGCAATCATCCTTATACATTGTAAAGTCATATACTTTGTCCCTAAAAGTAAGCTCATATTTGATTGTTTCATTTTCATAAGTGATCGCAAATTTTGCCATTATTTAACCCTCCTTAACTTCCATTAAAAAAATATTTCCATAATTTTTCTACCTCTTTTTTAATAAAACCGTTTTTCTATATAAACTCTATCATAATTATTATTGGAAAAATAGGCATCATAAATGTTCGTGAACAGTCTTGAGGTTTTACGACTATATTTGCCAACTTCATAAATAGTACGCTCATAAATAAAACCTAATACAGTTGCATTTGTGTTTTTAAATGCGATTATTGGCATAACCCAATAATCAACATTACATATGGAAACATTAACATATGAATCCATTGTTGTAAAATCTTTGAGATAATGGTCTTTCGCCCATTCAATATTGTGTCCTTTACATTGTAAAGCATTAACAATTTCATTTGCTGTGATGACATCTAACATAATTTTAACCTCTTTTTTAATTTTTTAGGTTTTACACCCGACACTTCGCCAATACTCATTGATTTGATTTTTTCAAAGTTTGTCATTCTTAACTTTTCATAGCAACTGATTCTCTGGATGTGCGATACTCTGAATGCAGTATTTTTAACCACTTTATTATTTACATCAGTGCAAAAATAAAAATTAACTGGTATTGATAAATTAGGGTTGTTTTCAAAGGCTTTTTCACCCGTCTTATGTAAAGTGCCCTCAATTACAGTGTTATCCAAAAGAGTAATTGTCACACATTTGCCTAAATACCTTTTAAGTTCATTTCTTGTCATTGCTTTCACTCCTTATCCATTTTTGCACCACAATCAGGACATTCATTAGGTATTATCAAATAAAACATTTACAGTCGATATCCACTTTCCGTGTTTAATCTCCTATACATCTTCTGCTATCTGATTATCAAGGTCTTGTAATGTAACAATTGCATATATATTTTCATTTCGTTCTTCTTTGGTGTTCGCGAAGCCTAAATATTCGATAAATTTATCTGCATCAATATATCTTTTCATCACTCTTTACCGTCCTCAATAATCCGATTCCAGCATTCAACGCATTCGTTATTGCATTTTTCAGTCATCGTCACCCCTAATTCAAAAGGACAAAGCGACTTGGGTGTTCCATCATCACTGAGCGGAATGTTTGGAAAGATTTTCAAAAGCTCACTCAAATAAGTCTTCTGCGGATGTGCATTGCTCCATTTCTGAACGTTTGCAATTGCTTTTTCAGGGTAAAGCGTTTCAAATTCGGAACACAGAACATCCATGCCATTATTCGTAATACCTAAAGGGCAGTCCTCACATTTAATGCGACATACCCCAATTCCAGCTCTTTTTATCATTCTTTTCTTTTCAGCAAAGTAATTTTCAGTTTTTGAACAATCAATCATTTTTTACACCTCTATACTATCTTGTTTAAATATTGAATTTATTCTTGGTTTTCATCAGTTAAATTCCAATAAAACCTCACTTTTATTTAATATACTTCCAAATATCTGGCAAATTATCATCAGGTATAAATTCCAAATAGCTCCTAAGACACCACCAGCCAGAATCCTGCTTAGATGCTCCGTTACAATCGTGTAAGTAACTGCGAGGACACGAAAACTCAATACCTATCTGAATACCATTGCGTGTCACGGTACAAACTCTGCCTATTATTCCTACATACGGAAAATCAGGATAGTCTGCAAGTATTGTTGGAAGTATTTTAACCTTATCTCCAACTTTAAAAAGTTGCTCTTTCTCTACGGACATTATCAATCACATCCTTCGTATTATTCTTTCCAAAGTTTTGGTTTACCATTTTCATCAACGAGCAAAGTCATTGTTCCTTTATTATATGCTACTTCTGATATTGCGTACATTACTTTAGTTTCAGTATCATACACTATCCCTGAATCTAAATAACTATTCCATCCTACACGCACGAACATATTATCTATTCTGTCTGATGTTTCGTCTGTACCGTTTACGGATGTACAACCAATCATTAACATTGAGATTGTTGCAATAATCATAACACAAGCAAGTATTCTTTTCTTCATTCTTACACCTCTACAAATTCACCGTCTCGTAAAGTGTAATATGTATCTGCTTTAATCTTTACGCCATCCACTATTGACATCTTTGCTCCAACAAAAACCCAATCGTTATTAAGATTATCATATTTCCATTCAGCACAAACAATATGAGCACCAATACAACCTTTCGCCTTACTTTCATAACCCCACGCTACTGCAACGGCTGTAGAATTATCAGCTGAGGATGCACCACAATATCCTGTAGCTGAGGATGCACCACAATATCCTGTAGCTGAGGATGCACCGTAATCTCCTGTAGCTGAGGATGCACCACAATATCCTGTAGCTGAGGATGCACCGTAATCTCCTGTAGCCGAGGATGCACCCTTATATCCTGTAGCTGAGGATGCACCACAATCTCCTGTAGCTGAGGATGCACCCTTATATCCTGTAGCCGAGGATGCACCGTAATCTCCTGTAGCTGAGGATGCACCACAATATCCTGTAGCTGAGGATGCACCGTAATCTCCTGTAGCATCCTGCATTGTGACGGTTTTGGATTTGGTAAAATCTATTGCAGCCTGAACAAGTCCGGCTATGCTTAATTTTGCACCAATTTTAATCTTAGTTGATGCAATTTTTGAATCTCTACTACCAGAATCGGATGAAAATTCGCCTGTCTGCTCAACTTCATGATATACACTTGTATTTGGTGGATAATAACCTAAACAATCTAAAGGATGTTCACATGCATGAAATCCTTCATTACACACAACAGCTCTACTTGTTTCATATTCTTTGCCTTCTTTATACTGAAAGCCTCTGCAAGTCATATCTTTATTAAAACCTTTGTAACTTTTAATTACTTTTGACATTATGTATTCTCCTTTATGCTCTTAATATTTTTAACCACAATTGTGGGTTTTGGGACTTTCTTTCTTTTGAGAATCATCGTCATTCTGCGATGCTCAATTATTGTATCTTTGATGTTTATGTATATCATATTTGCAATGAATGGAATGAACAAAATCAATAATTCGCCACCGAACATTTCTGATTTTCGTTCATTCACTGCTCCCAATCGAGCAATTATAAACAATGGAATCGTAACGGAGATTGATATTGCACTTATCCAGAATCTCATTCTATGTAGTTCAGCTTTTAACTTCTTCATTGGATTCTTTCCTTTCTTTTATTGTGTAAAATAATCTGGTTAGAGCGGCAAACTGTTTTGTACCTGTGTAAAATAATATGGTTCTAAATCGAAAAACTACAAATAAGCAAACAAGCGGCAGTTTTGTACCTGTGTAAAATAATATGGTTCTAAATCCTCTAAGCTGACTTACGGAAACATTCATTTCGTTTATTTACACTGTCTTTTTTTGTACTTGCTCTGAATTTACACAAGTTTTGGTGAGTGGATAATACCCTCACTATTCGGCAGCAAAATCTACCGTTATATAGATGTATATAATTAATTATTTTTAACAAAATCTGTAGACATAGCAATATTACGAGCTGCATTATAATCTGCATTAATTGATTTATTATGATTAACGCATTCTGGATTTTTACAAATAAACTCAGACTGTGATATTCTTTGTCCTTCTTCCCAATGCCCACAGAAAGAGCAAGTCTGAGAAGTATGGTATGGATTTATTTTTCTAACTATAATTCCATATTTGTTAGCTTTATATTCAATGAACTGTTGCAATTCAAAATATGACCAATTTCGTAATACGAACTGACTACTATCAAAACCAGATAAGTCCTCAATGTTAATATATTGAGCCTTATTCTTTATTGCAAAATCTACAATTTGTTTACTAATTTTATGATTGTAAGTTTGTACCCAATTTCGTTCTCGTTTCTTTAATCTTTCAAGACTTTGCAATTTTTTCTTTTTACCGTGTCCACCATTAGCGTAATTTAATGACTTTTGAAGTCTTTTTCTTTGAGATTGCATCTTAGTACGCTCCCGAACAAAGTCATCATAATTGCCTAAAGATTTATGAATATATGGCACAGTATTCAAAGCACATACAGCAGGTACAGCCAATCCCAAATCAACACCAACAACTATATTTTCATCCAAGCACAATTGTTTTTTAGGTATTGAAATAGATAAATTGCAAATTATTTTATTATTATAAATGCCTATTGAACTTCCTTGAATTGCATAACACTCTTCAAAAATGTTTTTAAACACGTCTCTAATTTCTGCTGATTTATGAGGATTACCTAAAATAATTTTAAAGGTTATATAATTAGCAAACTTAATAAACAACTCAAAATCACTCTTATACAAATGTTCAAGAAATTCAGTGTGGTTCGTATAATTGTGATATAAACCACTATCTTGATGTGGATTTGTACTTCTTAAACGAACATAATCTACATGAACCAACAAAGGATTTGAGTCTTTATATGTCGGCAATGATAACTTTCCATATTTTAGTCCTTTTTTCATTGCTGTATCAAAATCTGATTTAACTTTTCTTGTCATCGAACCAATTGGAAGTCCTTTAGCAAACTGTATTGATTCGTCATAAGCACTACCCTTTTTGCTGGTACTAATACGACTAAATAGATTATTCAATTCTTTTCTGTCATCTTTTGAAACATCATTCTGCATACCTAAATATAACGCACTTATATATTGATTCATTGCAAGATTTTGAGCTTTCATACCCTCACGAATATAATTGTAAACTCGATTAACTTCTGTCTTATCTCCTACAGGCACTAATTGTATTTTTCGTGTAATTGTAAAAGTATCTTTAGCCATAAATCTCACAATCCTTTCATATTATTCTTTGACGGACTCAGTACATAATAGACAACCACTTGCATGGTGACACAGAAGAGATTTGAACTCTCACTGCACAGATTTTAAGTCTGTTGTCTCTGCCGTTGGACTACTGTGTCATATTCGGTATTGTGTAGATTGAAGGCTGATGGAACAACAGTAAAAGGACATCATCGTTCAACGCCAAATTAAGTAACTAATCAGTATAAAGTCTTTCTACAATAACAGTAGATTTTTATTTTGAACCGCAAGGTTATAAAGCTACACAATACCGTTTGGCTGAGCAGGTGGGAATTGAACCCACGATACTGGAGTCAAAGTCCAGTGCCTTAACCGCTTGGCGACTGCTCAATATATAAAACCGTAAGCAAAAGAATTTCTGAAAAACTTACGGTTGATTTTCACAACTAATAAACCAACTAAAAAGGAGATAAGTTAAATATATATAAAATCAGACTTCCAAGCCAACACCATATTTTTCAACAAAATCATCAATTTCCTTTTGTTGAATATTAATATAGGCAGCCGTTATTTTTTGACTGGAATGACCAAGAAATTCTGATGTAATTTGAAGTTCTTTGACATCCGTTGTATGATCTACAACATTTCGGGCAATTGTCTTTCGTAAGCTATGTGTTCCATAATGTTTACAAAACATTTGTGGATTTTTACTATGCAGTTTTTTTGTTAATCTCTGAATGACTTTTCTCATTCCATCCACTGTATTTGGTTCATCTGGAGTGAAGCACTTAGGAAACAGCCAATCTGACATTTTTAATTTACAATTTCCATGAAGTTGATTATATTTTCCTAATTCACGGAAATAATATTGTAAAGCTGATTTAGCAAAAGAGTTAATCTTCACATGAGCATATTTCTTAGTTTTTTGCTCATGTAAATTAATGTATTCCCCAACACTTATCCCATTAGAACTGGTTTGCAAAACATCTCCAACCTTTAAACTTACAATATCACCTGCTCTTCGAGCTGTATTTACACTCAATACTATATAAAGGTAATTTCTCAAACTGTTTATATAATATTTTGAAGGTTTTAAAAGCTCTTCGAGCATGAGCTTTACTTCATTGGGCGTGAAAGCATCAGTGCTTTTATCAGTAATTTTCTTTGTACCTAAATAATTATTGTCTACTTCAATACAATCAATTAAATTTTCGTTATCGTTAAAATATAATTCATCCTCATTGTCCATTTGTTCAAGATAACGATTTATTTCAACAACATTATCAAGATAACTTTCCCCGCTTATTTCAGTATTATCATTTGTAACAATGTTAATATCGGGAACATATTGCTCCTTGAATCCAATCAAAGCCAATTGCTGACTCATATATTTTCACTCCTTATTATATGTTCCATTTCTTATTTTAAAAATTACAAGTGACGGTCATTGATATGTATTTTTTTGGCTACAAGATTAGTAGCCAAAAAAAATATAAATTAATTAAATTAATCATAAGTTAAAGTATGTTCGCCATTGTTTATATCTGTTGATCATCTTTCCTTTATCAAAGTCATTTCTTGGTTCAGGAAATCCAAAACTTAATAAAACTTTTGTATCAACTTGTTTGGGTGTAACAGATAAAAATATAAAATTATCGTTAGCTTTATCATATTTGTAACATCGTTGATAAATGCCCGACCAACGAAACTGATAAGAATTAATACCACAATTTTTCCAAAGATTACGAATAAGAACCGTATCCAATTTTGGATATAACCTAAATATTTCAGCTAACATATCCGGAACTGCAAATGCAATGTTTTCAAAATTGACGATATTATTATTAGTACCCAAATGTTTAACAGAACAATCTGCCTCTTTTGCAGTTACATTTGCACCATTAAAGTATAATAAAGCAAATATCATAGTTAAATCTCGATGAATCTTACTTTTGAAATATTTACTCCAATCCTCAGATATAATACTGTAGGTTGTCCATTTCAGTGTTGGAATAACAGTCGGTACAAATACATCAGCCTTAAAGTCAATTATCAATTTTGGAATTGGTCGTTTTAACACTTTAAAATATTCCATAATTAATAATTTATTTCTTATAATATCTTCTGTATATTTTTCATCTTGTATCTTGGATAACACATCATATTCATTCCAACACCATATAGGGGATTTATCACAACATTCTTTGTCAGATATATCTTTCAATTTATATAGCATTCTATGAATAACATATGTTGTATCTAAGTATAAAGAATGATACTCCTTTGTTTTTGCTTGACAATTTAAAATATTCTCTAATACTTGAATTTTTCCTTTTTGATCAAATAATATTTCTTCAATAATTGATTGACCTTTACGGTCATTGTCACACATTCCCATTAACAAACAGCCTTTCACGATTATTAATACATATTATACCAATATGTAAGGCAACTTGTCAAATACAAAATAGAAAGGTAAATCAATTATTTATCAAGCAACTATCTATCACCTATGAAGATTGCTGTATAGATGTACAAAACAATTTAATCCCATCATGTTAATAGCACAAAGGCGAGCATCTTTTAATTCACTCTCAGTCAGTTGACCAATCTTATATCCTAATTGATTTTGATTAATTGTAGTAATCTGTTCCCCTAAGATTATCGACTCACTTCTCAAACCATTTATGTCATTTGGTTTTATTTTCATATGCGTAGGTAAATCTTTCTTATGTTTAGAAGTCAACGGCATAACCGTAACAATGCCACTATAATAATTACCGATATCGTTGCTAACAACAACGACTGGTCTTAATCCTGTTTGCAGAGAGCCTTGACCACTTAAATTTGCGAAATATACATCTCCGCACTTAATATTCTTTACACTAACATTTTCTGCGACTCTCATCGCTAATCTCCTTCCTTTTGTACTTATTTTGAATTTACACAAGTTTTAGTGAGTGGATAATACCCTCACCATTCGGCAGCAAAATCTACCGTTATAATCCATTCACTAATTATCAAACTAAATCAATGAAGTTGCTACCGAAATAAATGACATTTGACCGTCATTTATTCGTCGCTTTTATTCTTCTATTGTTTATGCTCATATGATATCATTTATTGTTGCCGTTGTCAATAGTTTTCTTAAAAAAAATTGAAAAAATTTCAAATTTATTTTTACAACTATGTAATTTAAGTGCATTTATAGTTTTCAAGCTCTCTGTTTGTACATCCTTCAACATTCCGAGCCTATCACCCAGCAAATAAAACCCCATAGAAACATACGCTAAACAATCTTCATTGTTTGGATCTGAAGGAAGATAGCCTATTACATATGCCTTTCTTTCCGTTCCTGCCTCTGTACAAGTAAATTTACGGCATTTAATATATTTACAAGCTGTTAAGTAGTCTTGTTTTGCTACAAAGTCAGCAAGCGAACAATCGCCTATGTAGGTTAAATTCTTAAAATCATAATTACAAAAATCGCTAAAACATAAATCTATTAACCGTGTTTCGGTTTCAGTCTTACACCTGCAATCCATTTCAAGATTGTTGCTTATTTGTGGCTTGCAAGTTCTGTTTCTGGGCATTATGATACCATTATCAAGGTAAATGCTCCAGTTCCAACATTCATTGAATAAGTTAATTGTGTTGTTCATTATACCCGCTTCCTTTTATTTTAAAAATAGAACACTTGTTCGATTACTTAATTTAATTATAATCAAAAAATTCTATATTGTCAATGAGTAAACCAACATTTATCAATCAAATCTTTGGCTCATCATCATTTCTGTTTTTAATATATTGATTTAAATATTGTTTATTATTTTTTTTGATCTTATGGTTTGCATAATTTTCTTTACTCTTTTCCCACAGAATTAAGATAATAAACCCTATAATACACACTAAAGTTATCATGATTCATCACCATATTTATATTAGGTTTAATTCTTTAGTTAAGCGTAAAGCTATTACTGATTTAAAATTTCTTACAGGTACAGATACAGTATGCATTCCATTACCATATATTGCATGATTACCATTCTGTCGAAGAAAACTATACCCATTATTCCTTAACTTTCTTAAAAAAACTCTTTCACTTATCTGTCTCAATTATAAACCTCCTCCAATTCTTGAATAGTCGATGACAAATCATCAAGTAAATCCTCAAAGTTATCATAGGACTCACAATTCTCTTCATATCTTTCTGAGTTTTGCAAATTTTCAGGAACAGAATCTAAATACTCTTCTTCTTCAGAAAGAATATTTTCGAGCTTGCCAATACATATATTAATAGAATCTATTGCTACCTTAATTTTCTTTCTTCTTAAATTGTTCATGTATATTCATTCACCTTTCACTATTATTGTACAAAATTTTCCTATCCAAATTCAACCCACAAAATATGGAAATAACATTGACAAAATTTCCCCAATAGTGTATCATTATGTTAGGCTTTGAAAATGGGTAGGCTAACGCTGACCATCTTTCGATAGCTTACTTGGTATAGACATCACCAGATTTTCGCAGGTCGGAGTGATGTCTATTTTTTTATGTATAAAACCTTTGTTTTATATTTCTTCCGGTACATAATGTTCGTACCGTAACCTATTTAACAATTCTTCAAGCGTAATTGATAGGGCATATTCTTTATCTGTCATACCGCCTATAATAGATTTTTTTAAACCAAATCTACTTACTATCTGTATGTCAGGCGAATCTACAACAGAGCGAGATGAAATAATAACATAACACTTCAAATCTTTACCATAGAGCCGAATATCATTTTCGACTCTTTCTATCATCTCAGTATGATTAATTTCGATTGGTTTATCGTTATTATCAAACCACGGCATTTAACACCCTCCTTATTACTGTCTGAGCATAATCAACGAAATTACTTCTGATTTCTCTATATTTACTTTTCATAAAGCTACATTCCTCCTTATGACGAATCTGTTCTAAAACAAGAATTTTATTTATATTCTGCCTTTATTTCTTCAAACCTCTTCATAATTTGTTGCCACACCTTTTCGCCGTAGATGTTTTCCAATAAAGGGCGTGTGTGAAATAACGAAATTATCACATATACACCCCAAGCATTAACATCAACTTCCTCAAATTGCATTGCATAGGATGTTAGATTGTTTTCTTGTGATGGATTGTAGTTATCTACATTAAACTGTCCATTTTTCACCTGCCACAAATGTCTCATTTCGTGTGATATCACCCACCATATTTCTACGGGGCTTTCCCATACGGTGTCGATATTAATAGCTATTACATTTTTGTCAGGATTAATGCCTGCTTTCGTGGTTGATGTGGCGAATTTATTTGGTGATTCATATGTAACTGTAGGTTGTTTTAATTTAAGTGTCTCACAATTGAATGCAATAACAGAATCAATAACTTTGCAAAATGATTTATTCATTGTATATTTACCCCTTACCGCAACCTGATGTCAAATGACAGAGAATAGAATTCATTTGGAATGTCCATTGTGAAGAAGTATTCGTCATCAATGTTGCCTACTTCGTCAACAGAGTACAAATATTGTTCAAGGGCTAACATCGGAGCAGAGAATGTGATTTCCTGCCCGATTGTATCGCCGAGACAATCCTGTTTCACATATTCTATGTTATGAATTCTGTATTTACCTTCTTTCAGTTGGCTCTCAATAAAAGCGACCGCATCTTCTCTTGTGTCGAAAATCTTGTACGGACAATCATAATTTGAAGGGTTACAATTGTTTTCCTCCGAGTCTGTGAAAAAATATTCAGCCATCTTTCGACCGTCAAAGTGATAAAGCCCATTACATTCTTCAATCTCATCATTGTAAAGTAATATCTTATCGCACATTGCTTTGTTGCAATACACAATAAACTGTTCCTTGTAGATGAATAATCTGCAAGTTGGGTTTTCTTTTTCAAGGTTCTTTTTAGTTTCAACTGCCTCGTCATAAGTAAGGCATTTATTGTCGAAAACATATTCTGTATCTGTTGCGATTCTGTACATAGTGTTTTCTCCTTTTTGTTTTTTATTTTGCGTTTACCTATCGGGATTGTGACCGTCTGCACTCCCCACCCTTTCAGGTGGTCACTCTGCGTTAGAAATAGCAAATTTCATTCTTTTCATTTATATATCTTTCGTGCGTTATTCTTGCAATCTCTAAACCTGTGAAAACAATCTGTAAAGGGTGTAGCCCTGCTTCTTTTTTACCATTGGTGAAATCTGCGTATTTTCTTCTTGTGCCAAAATTATCATTTTTTACGATAATATCACCTCTACTATCGCCGAAATTAATAACTACGGCTTTCACGAACTTATTTACATTTTTGTGATTTTCTTCTACATCAAATACATTTTTATAGATTTTTGTTGTCAATTCTTTTTTCATTTTGTTCTTTTCCTTTCAGAACTACATTTTACCAAACCAGCATACTCATATGTCAATCATTATATCCGTAAACCACATCATAATAACTTGTCTGCGGTTCAATCAACCAATCAAAAGCCAAGCAATTTAACGCCCTAACACACAAATCAGTAGTCGAAAAATATTTTTCTGTTTTAATACATTTGTCATACAACCAATAATCCATTGTATTGTGTATCAAATCAATGTTTGTTTGGATTTCAAACCGTTCATCTTCTGTTGTTGTATAGGCAATACCGATACATTCAAGGTTTGAAAAGTCAACATTCTCTGTTCCATATTCTTCTTCGCAAAAATCAGTTATCAACCGTTTTGCATCGTCAATTGTATATTGTCTCATTTTGTATTCTCCTTTATTATATCATAATATCAACAATATTTCAAGTGAAACTCGCTAATATTTTATTATTTTCCACAATGTTAAGCCAATCTATCGGTTCTTTTGTTCTCCTGTTTGTGAGTAAACCTTTTCTCAGCAAGGGCAATAATGTATTGAGATGAGTTTTGGCTTCGATATATGTTCCAAACAATCCGTAGGGTACATATGTGTCAGCATCTTCATTATAACCATTAACACTAAATATGCTCTCTATCTTGTCCACTTTACGCACTCCTTTTTCTTTATCGGCATTAAAATACCGTCACCCCTATCTGAAAAGAAATATATTGGACTTGTTTCCCATTTATCTTCATTAATCTTAGCTGTCAAATTCTGCCAACCTAAAACCTTATAAATAAGCAACATATATTCAGAATTTACCATAGGCAGCCTTTCACCAAAATCGTAAACAATAGATTCATGTCCTCTACCTTTATATCTTTTAGGTTCATCATCTTTAGCGTTCTGTATGTAATCCTTTAAGTATTCTAAACTTAACAAATCTAACTGTTCAGTGTTTTGACAAGCCGACAAGAACAAATTATCAACATTGTCGAACGGAATGTTTGCCTCTGGAATAGACAAATGTTCATTTAATCTTATCACAATACAATTTGATACAATAATCTGCCGACCTTGCTTGTCATAGAAACAACCTGCATAGTCTTTTCTCGCTTTTGATATTAGTTTAATAATCTTATTGGCTGCACTTGTAGCACTTCTTAATTCTGTTTTGGTCATTATTACGCACTCCTTTTCAATTTTTTAATTACTCTCTCTAACATTCGCAGGCTTGTCTTGCGTTAGTCATAATCTTCGCACCATCCATTCATTTTAGCCCCACAGCAACGACAATACGCAGTGTTAAGGTCAATGTAAGGTTTATCGCCATCAAAATTCATTTCAAGCTCCACTCCACAATTTGAACAATGTGCTTCATAACAATTATAAGTTTCATCGAAACCATCCACAACCCATTGACCGCATTTTACTTCTTCAACATTATCTTCTATACATTCATTATCTAACCATTCATCAAAGCAAGGATAAATCATTCCACCTTTAAATCCTGTATCTTCAAATAAATCAAGTGCATCCCAAATATCAAGAGTGTTATCGTAAAGACAACCTTTAAACACTGGCTCTTTGGCTTGTAACTTCTCATAACAATCGTTAATTTTACTTAAAAAGTCTATTAGAGAATAACCATGTTCAGCCATCCACTTTAATTTAAATGTCTCATATCTCTTTCTGTCTCGCTTTTCCTGTGTTTTCTCATCCTTAGTCATTCTGCATACATCCTTTCCTTGTTATCCTCTGTCCAATCACTTTCCCAATCTTCGTCTATAAAAGAATCCCAATTATTATATTCTGTTTCAAGTTCTGGAGAAGTTTTAATATGATTGACAACTTCTGTAATTAACATTTTCAAATGCTCTTCATAATCACAATCAGAGTCTTTCATTTTATCAATTATTTTCTTAACTTTTGCACCAGCCATTGCCCACAGATAATGAGCAGGTTTATTACAAGTTTCTTTTCCGTACCCTTTGTTAATCATATCTCCGTCATTATAATATCTGTTATAAATGCGTGCGGTAGCCCTTAATAGTTCCCCAGCAACAGTACATGCTTTTCCTTCTTGTGGCACATATTTAATATAAAGTACATCAAAAAAGGTTATTTTATCTCTGTTTGACATATTTCATTCCTCCTTATTTCGTCAATGTATTTCTGTACAATCACAAAAATATCATAAATTTTGTCTTGACACCATGCCATATCTTCATATACATCTTTCATATCATAAGGTGCTCCATTGCTTCCGTGTCCATCTGAATCTAACCAAAGATATGTTTCAAAAGATACATCAAAATTATCGTAATAATCATAAATATTATTACAGAAACATTCAATATTATTCCCTTTCTCAATTGATAAATTACAATCCTGTCCTTCAGGTGAGAAAAAAGATAACTCCACATAAGCACTTTTGTCATCTTCAGATATTTTTATATCATCGCTTATAAGAATATCAATTAACTTATCTGGTAATTTATACATTGTTTATTCCTCCTTGTATAGTGCGATTTGTGTACACACACATTGCAGTTCATTTCAATTTCAACTGTATCTTTTGGTATATCAAGTGCTTTGCAAAGTGCAATCCAATCTCTTTCATTTTTAAAATCATCTTTCCATAGCATTAAACTTTTCATATTCAATCGTCCACCTCCTCATGGTCTTCCTGATAAATAAAATCCAATAAGCTGTCCACAGAACAATCGAATAACTCAGCAAAAGCTTCCAAAATAATATTTTCCGCTTTCTCGTCATCACGATGCCTATTCAATAAATCGTTGCACATTCCAATAGCGTCATCTACATCAAGACTTATTTTCTCTTTAAATTCACCATAGTCCATTACTTTCTCTCCTTAATTTCTTAATATAATGTTATATAAACAAGTTCGAGTTATAATCTCTGTTTGCCGTAATCAAATCATTATTATATAATTAATGCCATCTGAATCCATCTGAACCTTACAGTCTTGTTTCTTAAACCAATTTGCAACTTCTGGTGAGATTGTTCTCCCTACACCTAATTGCACCAAATCGTGCCAAACATATGGTATAGTTTCATATTGTACTAAAGTTAATTTATTTTTTTTCATATCCATAGCATTATCAATTGATTTCCATTTTATAAAGATTGCTTCTGTTTTTTTATTAGCTCTATACTTTTTGCCGTCATACCATTTATATAACATTTTTGCACCTCATTTATGAATATAACTATTAAACAATCTTAAAAGTAATTACTTACAGATACACTTTACGCAACTCCATATCTGATAATCCGATTGTTCCATCAAGAAGATTGCATAACATATTATATTGCTCATTCTCATTAGTAGCATTGTTTGAAACGAAATCAAGAATATTACTAATCAGTCGATAACTCTCACCAGTTATATTGAAGTTTTCTTCAATGTATAACAAAAACTCTGATTTATTCATTTATATTTCTCCTTAAAAGTGCCGTTTTAATCTTCTCTGAATATATGGTTGTTTCTTTATGATACTTTTTGATCTCCCCATCTTATCACATAACCTTCTTCCGTTTTTTCTTTATACATGAGGTTCTGCAACATATTACTATCCACTCCAAAACGTTCATATAATTCATCGTCTGTCAAATCCTGATCCTTCATAAACAGATTTAATTTGTCTTTTACAAGAATCATTTTTAACAGATTACTTTCAATACTATTCTCATAAGTTACAAAATACACTTGCTTGAATTCCGTTGAAGTATAACGAATAAAGCGGAAATAATACTGACTCATGCTGGAGTTGTTCCAGTGCAATTCTGGAATAATACACTTATTCACAAAATCAATATTCATACTTGCAGATAAGCTCTGCTGTGTGCTTATTAGAATTCCGTTTGTTGTTTCTTTTAACTCTTTGACAATTTTCTTTCTCTGTTTCAATGTAGTTTCATTTCCAGTAACCACAAATACAGGTCTGCCCGGAAATGCTTTTCTGATTTCCTTTGCGTATGCATTTACTACTGAAATATGGCGCACACCAATAGCAACTCTTTCATCAGAAAATTCGTCTAAAAGTGATAATACAGTTTTGAATTTTTCCGGCATTATCGACTGATTGTACTCTCTCAACGTCTGAGGGGCAGCGCAAATCTTCAAAAGTGCAAGCAACTGATTCAAAATTTTCAACATTGCATCTTTCCGGCTGTTCCCAGTTTTTGCAAACAGATATTCCATTTTATAGAACTCATTCAATGCAACCTTATACAGACGTTTCTCTTCTTCTCCCATTTCACAAGCAATCTGTATAATCTCATAAAGCTGTTTGCCAGTAATTTCTTCAAATGTACGTGTGATAATCGTCTTATCAATCATCTGTTTCAAAATGTCTGCATTAAGAATATCTTGTGTGAACTGAGATACGCCA